TTACCAATACCTTTAATCATAAACTCATGAGAGTCATCTGTATAAGTTCTAAATGAATATGTTCCAGATTTATTAGGCTTAAACCATCCTGTATAAATGATTGCGTATCTATCACTACCCGGTCCATTCCATCTTGGTGGATTCCATTGTTGATAAGGAGTATGGTTACCACCTCTTGGCCCTTGATAACTTGTTATATCTACAGTTGTATCGACATGAAGTGTAGTACCAGCAGAATTAAGATTAACCATATTGTCAAACTCTGAATGAGAATTGGCATTACCGGTATAACCGGCTCCGGAAGATTGATTTCCATAGTGAGTCTTAAGTGACCTTAAGTTTACTGTAGTAGTGGATTGCCCATACGCTTGAGCGCTCAGAACAAGGAATATAACAAGTCTTATTAAATATTTCATAAACCATACTACGGTGATTCAGGTTATTTTTTAGCGAATTTCTCAATCCCAGCGATACCAAAGCAACCAAGCGTTATATATACGAATGAGTTGTATATAAATTCATTGATTATTAAATCTTTTCCAAAGTATCCAGTTGCCAAATCAACGATTGCAAATAAAGTCATGACTGCGAAAGACATGAATCCAATTACGTTTTTTTCGTTAATGTCGTTATTGTCCTTAAATATGTTTTTAAATGCCATCCATTTTCTCCCAATATATTTAAACATAATATAACCTTTTGTTAAAACTGATTACTAATATAAATAGTCTACTTTTACTATAAACTAATCAACATATCCAACAATTCCTCTTGTGGGAACATATCGAATTTATCTTTACGAGTATTTGTGTGTGTCCACATACCCTTTACTCTACCATAATAAGCATCTTCATTGAATTCAAATCCATCTGCACCTTTTTTCTTAACTTCCTCTACAAGACCTTTTCTTACATCAATTCCATCTCTATCTGCTATATAAAGTATCCATAAACGAAGTGCTTCGATTTGTTTATCAGAATATTTGTGCCATTCTTTGAATCCTCTGAATGGTTTATCTAATGTTACGATTTGTGATTCATGTGCCGTAGTACCAGCGTAAGTTTTTCCATTCTTTAAGTATCCAAAGTTATTTACTTCTATACCAACAGAATGTGTATGCATATGTTGAGAACCATTCTTACCTAAGTGCCATCCGTAATGTCCTTCAGGAAATGCTTGAACCATAACACCATCGTAGGTTTCATCGTTACCTTTGATTGATTGACCACCTAAAACGAATTCAGTTGCTACTGCACCTCTACTATCTCTACCCCAATGGTCTACAGTTCTGTAAGGATTCTGCCAACCTGCTGTATGATGTAAGAAACAATATTCTTTTTTGGTAATACCACTTTTATATTCACCTTCGGGTAGAAAGTGTCTATTGATTACGAGTCCGTTTTCTGTTTCATACGTTTTTTCAGAATCATCAGTACTAGCAAGACCCATACAGTCCCAAGTGGAAGGGCCAACAATACCATCAGAATCAAGACCATTGGCTTTCTGAAACTCTTGAACTGATTTCTTAGTTCCTTCACCGAATATACCATCTGCGCCTATTTCTAAAAATTCTTGTAATAATTTAACTTCTTTACCTCTTGAACCTACTTTAAGTAACATTTTATCTCCTTTATTTGTTTGTAGATACTAATAAGTATGTAGAAATTCTAAAGGTACTCTCCACTCTATTCCAAAGGGGTCTTTAAGCTCTGCTTCTCCCTTTAGTTCGTTGAGTGATATAAGAGTCACCTTTTCGCCCTCTACCAGACTTCCCCTGTGTGAACTGAAGGTCTTCTTCATTAATATTTTTGTTCCTATTTGATTTTCCAAATTTTTCATATTTTTCAAAATGTTCTTCTTCAAAGTCTATACTTCGAATGTCAATTTTACCCATTACTAATAACCTTTAAGTTTTTTATTTTTTCTAAGAATTCTTCGACAGTGTAGGTTTTATTTTTGTCGTCTTTTATTTTTATTTCTGAGAGTGTGTCTGGATACTTTTCTACTAACCTAACAAGAACCTGAAAGCCATCGTCAGCCCAAAAGTTCTTAAACGAAGACTCTCCTAAGATGTTAGTTGAAAAGTCAACATCTTGTTCGGTGTCATCTGGTAGTAAAATGAAGTATCTCATAATTTAATTAAACTATTTTCGTATGTTTTTAGTCTATTAACCTTTATATTAAATATGTCTAATTCAAAAGAACCGACTTCAAGGTCATTAGAATCTAATATTTCTGATAGCTGTGTTAGCCAAGTGTATGATTGTTGTGTTACACGAGTTGCATCAAATTCTATTTGAATATCACATTCAATATTTTGATTGATTCTCTTACCTAAATCAAATTCAGTATCAGGTTGTTCACCTTTAATATACGCATCTATTACATCTTGTGGTAGGTCAATGTTAATATTATCACACCAAGGTTCTAATGCTTTCAATATATCCTCATTACCATTTGATATAATGAATTGAGTATTAAATTTAGGTGGTACAATTGGTTTCATTAAAGTGTCGTGTTTACAATAGTGTCCCCACTTTCTTAGAAAGTTACGAGTTGAACGGATGTTCTGAGTCAACCACTCATCGGTTTCTCTGTTCTTCATAAACACTTCACCATTTGGATTTCTTTCTGCTCCATCTGCAAATCTACTACCTCTACACGTCATGTGATATACACACCCACCCCAAGTCTGAATAAACTTATATCCGTTTAAGTGAAATCTATTAAAGATATCAGTATCTTCTTTTGATTGTGGTGCGTACAATGGGTCATGCCCACCAATAGATGTAAAATCTTCTTTAAACATAAACCATGGAGCGAAGATTCCTTCAGTTTGTTTGGTTGCTTGATTCATTTGTACATCTTTGAACCACTCTAACAATTCGTTTTCTTTGAATTCTTCTGGTTCGATTCCGAAATCCATCAATATTTTTTCAGGCCCATCGGGATGTAATGGTGGTTCTATTCTTGTCAATGATACTACACTTAGTGGTGCTATATGTTTTACTACAAAATCTAACGCACCTGGCATAAGATACATATCAGCGTGATATATTCCTATAATTGGTGTATCTGCTATCTCTACCAACTCATCGTATAAGATTGTATGTCCCAATCTCGTTGGCCCATCATTTCTAATTGCTTTGAAGTTTGGGTCTTTTACCATCATTTCTTCACACCATTCCCAAGTTCCATCGTTACTGAAATCATCAGCTACACATATTGTTGGTTCTGAGCCACCATTCTTTCTGATTGAATCGTAAGACCACTTTAAGTATTTTAAATTGTTTCTACTTGGTTGAATGAAACTTATATCTTTTTTACTTATCATAATTTTAAATCTTTTCTTATATCTTTTTTTACCACGTCCAAATACTTCGTTCGTTTCTCATCTGTAACAAATGGTACAGACCAAAATTGTTTAGTTTTTCGCCATCTGTTGAGATTCCACCCAAATACAAATGTATAAACTCCCATTACTAATCTTAACTTAACTGAATTAAGATATAATGTAACAACAGGTAACATCGGTGCACCATGTGTTATATATGTTCTAACTTTCTTATCACTAAGAAATGGTTTTGGATAAGCATACTTACCAAATAATGGTACAAATTTATATGCAAACCCCGGCGTGAATACTTCATCAAAGAATGTTTCCATCTTTGGAACTAATCTAAACCACCAAACAGGCGATACAAAGTAGATATGAGTTGACCATGATACCATCTCTTGGTATTCTTTTATTAAGTCGGTTCTGTTACGATGGAGTTTATCATCATATACATCAATAACTTCATAAGTTTCTTTATTGTCTATAAGTTCATTAACAATCGTGCTGAATATACCATTATAGCAAAACGATTTATGGTCAGGATGACCAACTACTACTAAATGTTTTTTACTTGACATACGTCTTTACCTTATTTATTAATTCATCATAGCTTGTTACATGATGAATTGTTTGTCCTGATAGTTTTGGAAAGAATGTTTCATATGCGTTCCACTTAACTTCGTATCCTTTAATTCCATATATAATATTCTCACCACCAAAGTATGCAGCTAATGCTGAATTACCCCCTTGTGTTGATATATGATGGTTAGCTCTACTCATTACAAGCATTTGAGTGAAATTATAGTCTAAGTTATATTCTTCTGCTAAATCCTGCATTGTTGTTATTCCAGATTGAAAAACTAAATCTCTATCACCAAATGTCAATTGAGTCGAGTGGTCATTTACTATGTCTGTTAATCCTGGTCTATTGTACACTATATAGAATTTATCTGATAATATCTCAAATATACGACTTAATGTTGAGATATCCAAATAATTTACAGGATTACTATTCCATTCCATTTGATATTTGTTTGATACAACTACTATTGGTTTATCAAAAAACATTTGGAACATACCTTTGTAGTGTTCTTTTAAGTTAGGTGGTGACCATTTGTCTTCCCACATTAACTTATCACCAACGATTGGTCTTGAAAAGCACCCAGCTACATGATTGTGTTGTCTATAATATTGTTGATTATCTATATGGACTCTTAAAAATGGCTCTCTACTCTTGTATATTTCATCAACCCTTATATTAGGGTATAAAAGACCAGCGCCCTTAGCCGATTTGACTATGACATCATGTCCTGCTTCGTGATACCAATTAATTAAAGGTAGCGCAGCGAACAACTCATATCCATATTCTCCGTTTACATCAAAAATCATTCAGGAAAGTCTAATTTTAATTGTGTATGATATATTGATTGTATGTAAGTTCTTAACTTATCCTCAGGTCTCCAACCTAATAATTCAACAGCATCGTTAGTTTCTCGTAATGTTTCTCTGTAATTACCTTTTTGGTCTGGTATATGTTCTATTTCAATTGATGGATTATGTTCTATAAACCAACTAGCTACATCGAGTACTGAATGATTCTTACCACATCCAAGCTCCCACGCATCATTATGTTTTGTGTCTGAGTTAGCTACTCTTATTAAACCATCGACAATATCTTCTACATGAGTAAAATCTCTACGTTGTAAACCATCACCTACTATTGTAATATTCTGATTTGCCTCTATTTGTCTTCTCCATATACCAATCACAGCAGCCCAATCACCTTCAACAACTTCATGTGGCCCATATACATTATAGAATCTACAAATCTCAACATCCATTTTGTATGTTGCTTTGTACATTTTACAAATTTCTTCACCAAGATATTTGTAAGTTGCGTATGGAGATTGATATGGGTCGTGGTGTTTTGATGATGACCCAGCATAAACCATTTTAGTATTAGTTTTTCTTGCCCACTCACAAATAGCTTGTGTACCTATAACATTTGCGTGAAAGGTTTCCATTGGGTCTATAAATGATGGCTGTATTCTTGACAACCCAGCCAAATGATATACTACATCGTAATCATCTAACACTAAATACTCAGTTGCAATACACTCTCCTTGGATGTACTGACAGCCTTTTACATGATTTAATTTAGACCCAGTTGAGTAATCATCAATTGATGTTACACTGTGTCCATCTGTTAATAATCTTTTAATTAAGTTAGTACCTATAAATCCGGCACCTCCTGTTACTAATATTTTCATAATAATGGTATTCTGTTAGGGTTATTTGTTCCTTTTATTGGTTTTACAAATGTTTGGTCATCAGTTTGTGGCATCTGACCCCATTTTTCGTAAAACTTTTTGGAGTTTCTGTTTTCTGACTGGAGTTGTCGTTCACCAGTTCTTGTAATATTATCGTCTTTAAAATGTGAACCACGAGCTGAAAAGTGATATAAAACACTTTTAGATGACATTACAAACTTATATCCTTCTAATTGCATTCTGATAAATAAATCCATATCGTCAAATGAAGCGGGTGCGAATAGTGGGTCGTTACCACCTATCCATATATAATCTTCAGTCTTACAAAAGAAACCAGCCCCACCACCTTTTCTAACACGCGTTTCATCCATTGCCGCAAGCTTTTGAGCCCACTCATCAAACCACTCTTTATCAAAGTTGTGGTGGAATTCTCCAAACTCATCAGTTGATACAAATACAGTACCAGGTCGGTAATCAGGGTCATTAGGGAATATTTTAGGTTGAATTCTAAATGATGATGCGATTATTCTATCAACCCCATCACCCTCTTCTATAATCTTTTGTAGTTCAATATCTTGATTTGGTGCAATCCACATATCTGCATGGATTATATTTACATATTTAGTAGTTACTTTTGATACACAAAAATCCATCCCACCACCTATTCCTCGTGGGACATCGTTATGTTCTATAAAACCTTTTAAATTTTTGTCTACTTGTAATCGATTCAGTAACCATGCATCTGTACCATCGGTACAATTTTCTGCGTGAATTACAATTGGTTGGTCTTTATAGTATGCGTTTTTTCTAATTGACTCATATGCTAACATTACATAGTTCAAATTATTATTTGATGAGATACAACTTGTTATAGGGCTTTCCATACGTCTGTCCATTTATATGTTTTAGTTTGTTTCATAAAATTGTAAGCATTATATTTTGAATATTCACTTGCTATTTTATACCAATCATTGGATTTTCTTTGTGCGTTTATATCAAGACCAACCTCTTTATCTACATAACTTCTCTTTCGTGGGTGTTCTCTATTGTGTACTAACAATATATTCTTTACAATATACAACGGAATTTGGTTATTTCCAAACATTAGTAGCATTTTATTCATTATTGCTGTATCTTCATGAGTAAAGAATGTTGATTTTGGTATATTAACACCACTTTTTACTAAATCTGATGACATTATTAACCCACATCCATTAAATTTATAGTCATAGGTAGCTTCAATCATTGGTGATTCAACATTTGAGTTTATCTCTTCCATTTTATCATAACCCATATAACATCTTGTTCCATACCATGCGTGTGGGTCTCTTGGTAAGTCTGTTAGTTTAGGATGTTCCAATGGTTTCCACGAATCATCCCACATTTTACAAGTAGAGAAGAAACCTAACCATTTAGGAGTATCATCTTTTACAGCTTCTTGTAGTGATAATATTGATTCAATACATTGAGATGGTACTAGCATATCAGATTCACCCCAAAACAATACATCTGTTAATTCAGAGTATTTTTCATTGAAATCTCGTCTATAATCTGCGATAGTATATAAATCACCTTCTGTTCTATATGTAATTTGATAACCTTTAAGCTTGTATTGATTACACACTCTGATATACTTTTCCATAATATAAGTTAGCATATCAACTTCGTCAGAACATTTTTCTAAATCTTGATTTGTGACCATACACATATCAATCAAAACTTTATCCTTTTGGCCACCTATTGATTTGATTAAAGAATCTAAATATTCTTCAAACATTTCAATCTCGTACCATTGTACTAAACAACCAGCTGCTACCATAATGTATCTCTTGGAATTCCTTCCCAACCAGGATTAGTTTCTGAATCTATTACCCACGAAACACCCTGCTTCTGTAACCATTGGTAAATACCTTTAGTTGCGTTTGCTACTGATTTGATTTCCCTTGGCCCCATTGATGTTTTTGCATAAACAATCTTTTCATGTTCATTACCATAGAAGTGTTCTTGGAATACTCGTTGTGTATCGTCTTCAGTACCTTTTTCAAAAGATGACAAGTCACCAATGTCCCAACCAACTGTTACTATTTTTCTAACACCTAAGTATAAACAAAGTGGTATAGCCATTTCGTACATAATACCTGGCCCCCATGGTTGATTCATACCATATTCGGGGTGGTCTAATTTCATAGAATCCCAATCTTCCATTTCTGACAATGAATGAATCATTTTATTTGGGCCTACACCACCACCAACGTTTGGATTGTTTCTAAATATAGGAATGAATAAGTCTGATTCTAAATTATTATCGAATATCATTTGTGGATGAAATTGTTCAAATATTGCCCAAGTAACAATTGATTTATTATTTGTCCAATCGTATGGTGCAAAGTTACACCAATTTAGTAGATGGAAATCTGCTACATCTTTTAGAATATTATATGATTGTTTGATTGGTAAACAAAGTTTATCTTCCATAAACTCGTTTAAAAATTCAGTATCATATTTTTTTAATGATGGGCCCCCTGCTATTATGTACGCAGTTTCATCTTTGTATTGATTTTTTAATACCTCTAAACGTTCTTGTGGTTCTTCTAATTTTAGAAGTTCTTCTCGTAACTTACTTGTTTGTAACTTCATTACTATATATTAGTATTTTTAAAATATATGTCAGCGTGACTTGATGCAATCTTGGCTATACTTGTCTGTTCAAATCCAACTGATTTAAGAAAACTGACTACATCTTCGGCTAACTTTTGACCCTTATACCATTCTTCGTATTCACATTCACATTTTATATGATGTGTTTTTTTTAATATTTCTTTAGCTCCTTGTAAGATTTCATACTCAGAACCCTGTGTATCCATTTTGAGAAAGTCTATATGAGATAAATGTCCTAATACATTGTCCATTGTATCCGCGTTAACCTGTATTTTCTTGTAATTTATCAAATCTCGTCTATTTAAAACAGCAGTATTTGGTTCTCTTAATGACGAACAATTTCTTTTTTGAGTTAGATAAAAGTCAAAAGTTCCTTTTTTGTCCGATAATGCTGTATCATATATTGTGATATTATTGTGATTTCCATACTTGTTATTCAGGTCACTATAAAAGTCAGGATGACATTCGAATAAATATATTTCATCTTTGTTAATATCGTCAACACCATAACTTGAAGCAGGAAATCCAGATGCGCCTACATCTACTATAATTCTTTTATCCATTTGTGATTTCATTAAATTGTTTCAAAGTTTGTTCCCATGATTCAAACCTAATTCCTCTGTCATCTATATAACAGAGTGCTCTTGGTTTTTCACAAGTTATTTCCTTTATATAAGTATCAATCTCATATTTAGTTAACCACTCCCAAATTAACTCTTCTCCACTTTTTCCATTTACAAGTGGTCTATCTGGTTTTACTTTAGCAGTAAATAAAACTATATCATACCCTTCAGATTTAAACCATTTGATAGCTTCGATTGAACCTTCAATTGGTGGGTCATATACAGTTCCATCGTGAAATCCTTTTGAATTACCATGAACAACTCCATCAAAGTCTATTGCAACTTGATGATTATTTTCGTGGTGTTGTAATTTATCGTAATCTGTTATTATCATAATACTGCTCTTCCTTTCATTTGTTCCCAATCTCTATGTTTTCTAACGTTGTTGTTAGTTTCTTGAACTGCACATAGTACATTGTCAATTGTGTTTAAGTTCTCACTTAAATAAAGTATTGCTGCTAAATCTTTTGGCAAACAATGTCCACCAAATCCAAAATCCCCATCTGGCCCTGGTACATTCCAATGAGATTTTCCTAACCTATCATCTAATGTTGCATATTCTACAACTTTATCATAATCAACATTGAGTTCATTACACAATGAATACATTTCGTTTGCGAATGATACTTTAGTAGCTAAAAATGTATTAGTTAAATACTTCACCATCTCAGCATGAGTTGAATCTGTTTTGATTATATGTGCCTTTGGGAATACTTTTGAAAATATAGTTTTCAATTCAGTAGTTGCAGGTCTTACACCACCTAATATAATTCTATCTTGGTTCTCATAATCAGATACAGCATTTGCCTCTGTTAAGAACTCTGGATTAAATACTACACTCATGTTTGGGTATAGTGAGTTTAATCTAGCAGTTGTACCAGGTGATACAGTTGATTTAATTACCACAGTCTTTGTAATACCAAATTCAAAACATCTTTTGATTACAGATTCTACTAAAGAAGTATCACAACTACCATCTGATTTCATTGGAGTTGGTAAACACACAAATACAATTTTGTTATCTAATGTTTCTTGTTCAGATGAATTACATTTAGATGAATCTAAGTCATATGTTGAGATATCATAGTAATTTTTAAACTTTTGGTAAACTGCATTACCAACAAACCCTTGTCCTATAATCCCTATTTCCATGATGTTACCATTGTTTCAACGATTTCAATATCTCCTGGATAGTCTACTGCGTGTGATACACTGTCAACCATTACCATTTTTACTTTATGTCCCATCTCTATAAATCTATCAATCTCAATATCTTCTTCAAATTCGAGTGGTGTCTTTTTACCATAATCGGCAAAGTCTTTTAGATGTTCTCTGTTGAATCCATAGATACAAACTTGTTTTAGTGGATTATTAGTCTTACCCTGCTTTGTTCCTGGTAACGGACTTCTTGAACACCAAATCAACTCATCATTTAAATTTGTGATTACTTTTGGTATTTTTGGGTCTTCAATATCTTCATGTGGATTCAAGTAAGCCATACAATTTATTATATGGTCAGGATAATCCATCTTAGCTTGAATAACCTTATCAATGTCTTTTGGTGATAACATAGGTTCATCACCTTGAACATTAATAATAAAATCTGCGTCTATTTCCATTGCTGCTTCTGCAACTCTATCTGTACCTGTTGGACATTCGTCTGAGGTTAAGATTACGTTTAAACCATTGTTTTTTGCAACATCAACTATTTCCTCGTTTTCTGTTGCTATGTAAATATTATCTTTACCTACCATTGATTTTTGACATAATTCAGCGACCCAAAGAATCATTTCTTTTCCATGAATCATTGCAAGAGGTTTACCAGGAAATCTTGATGATTTATATCTCGCTGGAATAACGATAGCAACTTTAGGTTTTGTAACCTCTTCAAGTTTGGTACTATCAAATGATTGTGGGTCTGATATATCAAGTAGTACATCTTGTATTCTATTAGGATGTAGGAATGATTGTTGTAAATTTTGTGGATATAATGGGTGAATGTGTTTTAACCCACTAACCATATAGTTGTGTGTAAAGCCCCATTTGTATTTTTCCATCAAAGGATTCATCCAATCAGATATAACCTTTTGTAAGGGTTTACAATCGTATGACCCCATACCCTCACCATACTGAAAATATGTGACGAGTTGTTCAGTCTTTACATTTCCGACACCCCTACCCATTCCAAGTAAAGTACCATCCAACCAATATGCTCCTTCAGAGTAACCAGCAAGACAATTAGCAAAAGCAAGACCAAGATTATCATGTGTGTGAATACCAATTGAATCAGAGCCTTTAAACAACTCAACTATTTCCTTTGTTGTATCAGGTGTCAATGCTCCATACGAGTCGGCAAAGTATAATGCCAATGGTTCTAATGTATTCATAGCTACGACAAACTCAGAAATCTTTCTATATTCTAATAAAGAAATACCCATTAAGTTTATTATTAATGAATATCCTTTAGATTTAATATATTTACCGATTTCGACAGAATGGTCTAACTCCGAATATTTTATAGCTAGACGACAAATGTCAAATGGTGAATCTTTACTATCGTGGATAACGTCATCAATCAAAGAGAAATCTACTTCATCGTTTTTTATGAAATCTTTAGCATCAATCATAAATGCTAATTGTAAATTCACCGGCTTTCTATAATCTAATACTTCCCAAATGAACCTATCGTTACACTTACGATATTTACCACCCTTAACAGGTGACTTGTAACCCATCTCCATTACTCCGACTCCCGAAAGTTGAAGGGCTTGAACTAATTCTTTGACCATTTGAGTTTCAAAGTTCCAATTGGTGTAATAACCACCATCTCTTAATGTACAATCTAATATCATAGGAAATTTGTTAAAATTTTCTTTCGAACACACGATTCGTTCCAAAACGTGGGTTACACGAGGGTATCGTAATATTCATTTTGTTTTTCTTGTTTAGCTATATTCTTATGGTGATATAATGCCAACCCCTCATCCCATGGTAAGTTTGACATAGTTTGGTAACCATCGAGTTTCTCGTGTACCTTGTTTATCCAACGAATATTATCTGAGTTTTTGTATAGTCTCCATTGAGGGTCTGGCCAATTAACCCAACCCTTTTCGTCTACCTTCCAACCCCATTTCTGAATATGAGAATCTGTTAAACCATCTACTGTATTTACTCTTGGGACTAAAATTACATCCATTGAGTTTGCTTCAAGTATATCTGAAAGGTTTGTGATTAGAATCTCATTTGGAATCTCATCTGCATCAATTTGGAATATCCAATCACCATTACACAAATCTGTAAGTTTATTCTTCCAATTAGCAAAGTGTCCATCAAACTCCCCACCATGCCAACTGAACTCAGCATTAACTGATTTTGCTCTTAGGAAATCTTCTACTGATTTAGAACCATTTTTAGAATCGTATAGAACTACGATTTCATCTTCAGCTCTAATATACTTTTGTAAGAATGGTATGAGTTTTTGTATTTCTACAAACTCATTACATACTGTTATTGCGTAACTTATTTTCATATTTTTATACTATTGGTGTATCTTGATTTGTTTCTAAATTAACGTCATCTTTTCTAACTTGTGCTTCTCTACGTTGAACTGCTTTAGGGGCTATGACATCATGGACTCCATAATCATAGTTGTAAACAGTAACAGTAGATATGTTTTTCTCAACTAAAGTTCTGTAACCTGGTTGGAGTTTTTTGTTTCTGATTTTTCCTAAATAGAATTGTTTTGAACTTTCATCCAATTGTAATTTAGTTAAGTCTAGCTTTTTGATTCGTGGAGTTTTACTATTGACTTCCATTAAATCTTCAGCTAATTTAATCATTTGTGCTGGTGGTATATGTTTTAAATCTAAACAATGGAAATATGTTTTAAATGCAGGTTGAAGAATAAATACGAAATAGTCTCTTGATTTACCATCCACTTTCTTGTACCTAATCTTAGCCACCATACCACGTTCCAACTTTGATTTTGACAACCGAGTTGGGTCAGCTAAATTACTTCTATGTCTACTTGTAAAATCTGCCATTACTTCTTCTTCAATTTAGGTAGTTTTAGTCCAACTTGTTTAGGGCCCTCACCTACTTTATTGTTAGTAAGTATTTCACCTAATTTAGTTGACATCAATTCTTTGGTAAAATTAGTCTTTACATAGTGTCTGTTTTTACGAGACCTTTCAACACATTTCTTGTATTGTTCATATACTAATTTCATTGTACCACTAGCTTTTCCATAATCGATAGTAAACCATTTAGACCCATCGATAATCCATTTATTTTGAGCAGACTTGTGAACAGGTTCTAATTGTCCATCAATCAAGAAGTTAAAATCTTTGTTCAAGAAATCAACATGACCTGACCAAGCTCCTGCTATAATAGGTTTACCACTCATACAAGCTTCTAACAATGGTCTCCCAAATCCCTCACCCCTTGTATATGAAACGTGAGCTTTCACTTTTGGATGATTGTATAATGAATTCATTTCTGAATCTGTTAAGTCCCCATCAAGGATATAGATATTTGGTAACTTACTACCACCAACTTGCTCTCGTATCATGTCAACACGTTTTTGTATCTCATGTACATTTGTAATAGATGGAGCGACTATTGATGTTTTAAGTATCAATGCCGGTTGTACTTTTTTGTTTTTAAATGTAGTTAAGAATGAATGAACCAATGTACTTACATTTTTTCTATCGTGTCCCATATCACCATTTAACCAATGACCTACAAATAAGAAACAAAAACTCTCCTTTATATTAGATAACTCTTTATTAATAGTTTCGTCAATTGGAGTTTTATTATTATATACGTTGGTGTCAAATCCTTCAAATAAAACTTGTACGGGTTTTTCTAATCTTAACTCACCAATCTTTTGGTTTGTCTTCTCATTTACTTTATCGTATACTGCAGTCAATGTTCTAGCTGAATGTTCCGATGATACAAGATTTAAATCCATCCTATTACATCCCTCAATGAACTCATACGATGCATCGGTAGTTTCTATTACAGCTGATACACCAATATTAAAATGACCTACTGCTTGAAACTCTGATGGGATTGTAATCTGAATCCATATATCTGGTTTAGTTTCCATCTTAGGTAAGAATCTACCTATAAGGTCTTGGTCATCTTTCGTCAATGCGTTTTGAGGTGTTGACCCCCATCGTTGTGGTAGGATTTTAATATCCCACTCATCACCTTTTTGTTCTATAAGAGCTCTTACGAAATCTCTACTTCTTGAACCATACCCACTTCTTGTAGCTATGGGACAACTAACTATACATAACTTTTTCATATCTTATATCTTGTGTATATCAAATCTTTTTCTTGGTTTCCAATTACTAAAACATCCTTCAATAGCATCGATGAATTTCTCACCCATTCTTTCTGAAGCCATATCACCTTCACCAATGACATATTCGTGTCCTAATAATCCACATTTTGTTCTTTCTTCCGCTTCCATATTCATCCAATAATCAATAGCATCAGTTATATCTTTATGACTTGCTCTGTCATCAAATATGTATGGTGTCATAGGTGAACCTTGTAGTGATAAATTTGATGGCCACACCGGCTTCACCCACTCACCCCAAGTCAGTTCATCTATAATTGGACTATCTTTGTCATGTAAAGAACCAATATCTACATAATCATCAGCTGTTAGATATTCCCATTGTTCATTCATACCTTTGGGAGCAACATTCCATTTGAATCCACATTGGTCTTGTAATCCACCTGTGACATTAACTACTATTGGAGTACCTGCTCTCATTGCTTCACAACTTGCGAGACCAAATCCTTCATTAGATGCTATGTTCAAACAAATATCAGCTGAGTTGTACATTATATTTAGTTCTTCTGTACTATATTTTTTGTTGGTAAATTTGTAATCACCATACTCACCTATCATTTTAACTACTTCAGCGATATCCGTACCATTATCATCTACTGGTTGTGTATGTAATACTAAAACACATTTCTTGTCAGGATGTCGTTTAGCAAAGTTACTAAATGATAATACTAAGTCACCTGGCATTTTTCTACGAATGTTTCTATTATTCCAAATGGCTACAAAGTCATGGTCTTGAATCCCAAGGTCTTTTTTAAACTTAACTACTGATTCATCATTCGCGTCTAATGGTTTGAATAATGGTGATACTCCATGTGGAATATATTTGTATGCCCAATCTTCTTTTACCATATTATACTTATCGAGTACACGTTTGTTGATACCATATGTTTGCTTTGAAATACCAACAAGTAAATCACAACTAGCATAAAATGGTGCATTCCATTGTGGGTCAGGTATTGAATCCCAAATGTTATAGTACATAATAGGACATATTTGTCTTACCTCGTTCTCCATTTCATATAACCATCTCCAAAATCTTGGGTCGGTAAAATGTAGAATAGCATCTGGCTTTTCAATATTAATTAATTCTCTTAAAACTTCAGGATTACCATACCCAGTATGAGCATATATTTTAAGATTTGCATCTTTAATACCATGACTTTTTCTGACATCTTCCGATATATCAAATACCTTACCATGTTCAGGATGTTTTAAAGCTGCACCTAATTGTACCCAATCATACTTATGAAGGGTTGAAATTACAATTTCTTTTGATTGTGTAGCTATACCACTATGTAATCTGAGGTCATCCGATAAAAGTAATATCTTTGGCTTTTTCGGAGAATTCGGGTCTACTTTTTTAAGAGTAGGTAGTTTTATCTTATCATTCATTCGTAACTCGTTCTTTTATTTAATATAAATATACAAAAAATAATTATTAAATCCTATTATATTCATCTGAAATTCTGACTATATCATCTTCTCCAAAGTAAGTACCAGTTTGTACTTCTATGAACTCCACAATCTCATCTGTTTCATTCCATGCTCTATGCCTAGAACCTAATGGTATTTTTATACTTTCACCATACGACCTAAATACTTTTTCGTCATCTAATATAATTGTTAGATTACCTTTTGTAACAATCCAATTCTCTTGTCGTTTATGGTGGTATTGGTACGATAATTTTTGGTTTGGATTTACCGTAATCTTTTTTACTTTACATTCAGTCCAATCATAAAGTATTTCATATTTACCCCAAGGTCTTTCTTCTATTTTTCTCATTGTACAAATTTAGCAGTTTTACCCCACTTAGTCAATAATCGTTTGAAGTGATTAAATTCATTTCTTTTGATTTCACCAAAGTGTACTATCTTATCAGCATTATGAACGATACAATCATATTGATGAAGGGGTTGTGTTGGGTGATATGGTTTACCATAATAATCATCTTCCATTCCGCTGTAAAGTGATGTTGGTGTACTAGCAGCATTATACTCTATATACTTTGCACCCATCTCTAATGAATATTTACGAACCCACTTTTCAATACCATTCTTATTTCCTCGTGTAACTATAATTAAATCATCACCGAATTTACTTTTTAAGTTGAAGATGAGGTCTTTTATCTCACCTCTCTTTTCATACTTCTCGTCCCCTATTAACGCTATCCTCATTTGCTTTAAGTCTCTTTTGAATCTTTTTCCAATACCTTTTAGTTTGCTTCTTTTGTAGTCCTTTCGGCCCACCATTCCAACACCTGGCGATTTTCTCATATGTACTTTCTTTGTGATAATAATTGTAAATTACATAAAACATTTCAATAGATTTAACCTCATCCCACCTGTCATCAAGTGTATAAAATTCTTCTGATTTTGTTTTATGTAATAATCTATTTACTTCATTCACCATGATAGGTCGTATTTGAAGTATACCAGCAGCGTTTTCACCTTTAGCAAATGCATTTGGATTTCCTTCAGATTCTACTAATATCATAGCTTCTATCAAATCACTTACATCCCTTTCAGGAATTGTAAGTAATGTTGGGATTTCTTTTTCAATTTTTAATTCTATAATTGGCTTTGGAAGTAATGTTATGATTGGTTGATGATATCTTGGAGTTTTACTATTAGAACTTACTAATAAACACCCAACTATTCCTATTATTAATAACCTCATATTTAAACTTTTATACGTTCTTTCTTACTACACAACCCATCATTAGTTTTAAATGGACACCACTTACAATTTTTATTGTTCTTACCTGCTATTGGAAGAAATTCACCTTCTGAATTATATGTACCATCATCATTAAATGCTACGTCAATAAAATCATTGAAACTATTGACTATCTTATTTAGTGTTGGTTTACCATGAGCTGGTACAAATTCTTGTACTCGTTTTTGTGCAAACATTGCCTCTTCCCATAACTTACGTTTTACAATAAAATATCTAACTTGAATCTTATCAACTGGGTATCCATATTGTTCAGCGAAGAACTTTTTATATAATACTAATTGAGCCGTTTTGGTCTTATCAGCCTTTTGCCACTTGTTCCATCCTTTAGTAGATGTTTTAATGTCCCATATTTCAATCGAACCATCATCAATAACTTCGAACACCAAATCAAGGAATCCCTTCATCATAACGTTTTCATTGACCTCAGATGCTGGGAAGTATATTGGAAGTTCTACACCTACTAACCTCATCTTACGAGTTGAAAAGTAGTCACTTCTATTTTTCTTAAGGAAATCTATAATCTGAACCCCATCATCGTAAAACTCATTCATTTCACTACGATTGGTAAACTTAACACCATACACAGCCATCATCTTTTTATACTCCTTAGCCATCTCATCTAAGAGTAATTGGTTTAAGTCCATCTTTTCAGCTTCAACAGCCGATTGATTGTACATGACTTGTAACCAAGCTTGTAGAGTTTCGTGCATTGCTGTACCAAATACAAGATGGATTGATGGGTCAAAGTCTCTATGACCATCCATGTAAGTTAATTTCCATTGTTTTGGACAATTAGCCCACATCGTATACTGAGAATACGATACTTTAACATCACCCTTCTTTTCTTCGTGAACAGGAAAGTTAAAGATATTCGATACCATTGATTTTTTCATACACTCTAATATACGACAATTTGGCGTAAATACCAAATTTTTAATGTTATTAAATTGTTAAGTTTTTACTTAGCCCACTTCTTTCTTTGGACTATCTGAGAAATAATTCCATATACACTCAAGTCTTCGTAAGTGTCTTGAATATTTTCACCGACTTCATCAGGTTGGCCTAATACAACTAATTGCTTTAGTCTCTGAATCTTGTCATTTTTTCTGAACCATAACCCTACTAAAGATAATTTTATATCTTCATCAGATTCTAAGTTAGTTCCAACTGATATATTACCTGGTCCGTAGTTTCTTTGCTTCTTACAAAACGTAACATACATCTCATCTAATATACTTTTAAACTCATTACAAGTTTCAGGATATAATCTTTCACAATAATCTTGTGCGTTTTCTTCTTTTTTATTCTTTACAACACGTTCAGAATATTTTACTTTGTTCTTTTTGTCTCTTATTATTTCAGCCATTTCTTGATTTGTTTTTTATCTATCCCATATTTTTTAAGAATATCGGATATTTCTTCCTTACTTAATATCTCAAGGTAGTCTTTTACTTCCCTTTGAGAAACTTTATAGTATCGAGATAAGTACTCTAATACATTAGAATCGTACTTTTCTCCGGTCTTACTTTTTATGTATTTATCAAAAGATTTCTTCTTAGGTAATACATCTAAGTATAATTTATACACATCTCGTGGACTGAGTTGACCAATAGTAAATTGTTGCAACTCGTTTACCAACTCAAGCAGTCCCATATTCATAGATAGGAATCTATTTACCATGAATGGTTCAAAGGTCTTTCTATCCATAGTGGATAGTTTATCCCACGATACCTTCTGCTCTTTGAGTCCTGAGAGGTGTTGAAATAATGTCTTAGCTTTCTTAGCTACCGCCATCTAGTAATTCTTTTGGTGTAAATTTAGGATGAACTGTTCCACAATTATTACAAACCACAACTGGTATTGGTAACATTGAAGCTTGACCTGTCGGTGATTGAACTGCTGGGACTTCTTTATACATCGTAAGTTGTTCGAAGAATATCCCATCACAATTAGGACACGTTACAGTCTCCAATTTAGCTGGGTCTAATTTTAATTGTTGTGGTTGTGATTGGGCTCCACCCATATTCAAAACCTTTCCTTTGTTTTTTGCCATAATTTATCCTATTGTCATTAAAATGTTTAATATCATTGCCATTACATTGATTTCTTTATCAACTACCATTGAATCTTTATACTGACCATCAGCTATGTTTAAAATAGTTTGTCCTACCTTACCACCACCATAATTATCCACATTATCATATAAAGAACGATATAATGGTGTAAAGTCTTTTACTTTAGAATCAGCTATAATCTGTCTTATTGACATAAATTTAGATTTGACATCATCTGACTTCTTTAGAACTTCTATAATATCATCCGTATAGTTAGCTTGTATAGTAGACGTTTTATCAATAACTAATTTACCATTAATTACTTGTCTTTGACCTGCGTTAAGTACTCTACGAATATCAGGATACCCACTATTTACTAAAGTTACTAAATCTTGAACATCAAAGTCAACACCTTCTTCTTGTAAGATATCATTTAATCGTTTAGCTACATCTTTTTTAGAAGGGGGTGCTATAGCGAATGTCTGACATCTACTTTGAATAGGGTCAATAATTTTCTCAACATAATTACAAGTTAATATAAATCTTGTTGTTGCTGAGAATGTTTCCATTAGATTACGAAGTGCTGCCTGTGCATTTGGTGTTAGGTAATCAGATTCATCTAAGATGATAACTTTCCATTTACGGAAACCCATAGAAGATGCAAATCCTCTAATCTTATCTCTAACAGCATCTACTGAGTTTTCATCAGATGCGTTAATGTACATCAAATCACAATCGATTTGGTTTGTAATGATTTTAGCGAGAGTGGTCTTACCTGTACCTGCTACTCCGTAAAGTAATAGATGTGGTACATCTTCATTCTCAATGTAAATTTTTACTTTTTCTAAGATATGTTCATTACCAACATACCCTTCTAATGTATCGGGTCTATATTTTTCAACCCATAGTGAATTGCTCATCTTCCTACTTCTTTTAAATATGTTTCTTTTGCTTTTTCCCAAGTCATTCCAATGATGTCTAAGTAGAACAATGGTTCTGGCTTAATACGACCTTCATCAAATAGCTTTGCGTATCTTCGTATTGCTTTTGGCTTCCACCACTTCATAGTATATTCGTCACCCTCTGTGAATTTCTTCTTCATCTTCAGTTGACTCTCATCAATTTTGTTTTGAAGAAACTCATTCCCATTGTCATACATCATTGCGAAATATACACCTCTTTTAAATCCATGTTGGTAGTGAGTACTTTTAATACCTAACTCTTTAAATATCATTGAAAGGATACGTTGTTTAACACCTGATACAGGTCCTTCAATTCCTTCTTTCTGAGTGGTGGTTTTTGTATAGTCCTCTGATTTATGTTCTTTCAACCATTGATGCCAAACATCATAATACTTGTCATCTGGTTTAGTAGCAACTTTACCTGCGGATTCACCTAAAGTTTTGTAATGTGGAATACCATTATATTGGGAGTGGATACCATATAGAGATGTAGTGCCGACTGCTATCAGTTCTTGACCATACTTTTCCTTCCAATGGTTACGAACGATTGGTGAAGTACACATACAGGCGACTAATTTACCACCAAGAAAATTATAGCCAAGTGGTTGGGTACAAACAATTGTACTGGCTATTGTGGTGTGGTTTAGACGACCATCTTTAAATTTATTTTCTTTACTCCATCCTATATAGTTATCCCTAACTCCCAACGATGTTACATCTGAACCTAATGATACTAAACCTAAGAGTTTACCACTCACTCTATCCTTAATATATAACTTTACATTACGACCTGGATTAGCTGAAAACGACATTGTATGAATCAACTTACGAATTTCTGTCCATCTTGTTGATTCTTTGGAGTCTGTTACGATTTCAACATATGGGTCTAAGGACTCTATCTCTTTGATAGTTTGGTCTTTATCCATAATGTTAGTAGGTGACCACAATTGGTCAATATATGGCGCCATAGCAGCTTTTCTCTTCATAGAAGATGGAAGGTCACCATTATACTCTACCCACTTTTTATATAAGGTTTGTTCTTCAACTGACATAGATGATAGATAATCCATATTTCCTATGAAATTCTCTTTCTCTACATCGTAGTCGAATATTGGTTTAGCTGGCTCGGTATCCCAAAAATTCATTACTTTATCTCTACTAAGTAATAGTTAGACTTAAATCCTTCATGTTCAAATACAACCTCTGCTAATCCTTGTGGTGATACTTTTAGTGAAGAAGACTTAGCACCTCTATTAGCGTTAAGAATTTCTTTTAAATATTTAGCCGAGAACGAGATTGGTTCTACATCACCCTCACAAGTACAGTCTACATTCATAGAAATTCTATTTGAGTTAATTTTAGAATAACCTAAAATAACCTCACCTTTAGATTTTTTACAAGTGAATGTAAATGTATCTGAATCACTAAGTGCTCCTTTTGATTTAATGAATTTACTAACAAAATCATCATTCATTGTAATTGTTGACGTGAATGGTGGAAGTGCTTTTAACTCTGGAACTACTGGGATTACAGATAGGTCAGCCAACATATAGTTTACTGATGTACCTTTATCAGAAAATACAAGAGCTGCTTCACCCTCTTTAACATCCATATTAGAGTCTAAAACTCCAAGTAGACCTTTTAATTGTGATGTAGTATAAACACCATACTCTCCATTTGGAAAATCTTTGTTATCACTACTTACGTTACCTAATAAGGTTTTATCATCAGATATAAAATTAACTGATAATCCTGCATCTGTCGATGTTACTTTTACTGATTCGACTTCACCACCGAGATTGTATCGGTTAATAAAGCCTTCAAACGAACTTTTTTTCATAATTTACTTTTTACTATTGATTTATTATTATACTAATATACGAAATTTATTTTTAAAAACCAAAAAATTGTGAAGCTTTATTTAGATTCGGGTTTGGTTTCTCCCAATTCATAGCTTTATAGAAGTCATCAAGTTTATTTTCTAACTCTTGTTTCCATATTTTGTCATAGTCAATGTATTGTTCTACAAAGTCTAATATCTCTTTTGGGTCATTATGACCCTTTAGGCCCGTTGTATCTAATCCAAGAGGGTTTCTTTTCAAATATACCCATTTAATTTTATCACCATCTTTCATTGGTTCATATTTGTAAGCAGTCTTAAAGTATTTTAATAACTGATTGTAAGTAAGTGCTGCTTTAACGTGAGCTGGTGTTCCTTTCATAAACTCACCCAATACTTGAGACTTATGTGTATATTTGGTCATATCCTTTACTGCTGAATTCTTTGCGATATCAATGAAGTTTTTGTTTGGCATCTCTTCTTTGTAATCAAGAATCTTAGTATCAATTTTAGTTTTTTCAGTAGACTTCAGAATATCCATCAATACAGTACTCATCACTTCTTTGAAGTAAGTTGGGAATGATGAACGTTTCACATCCAATCCTTTAACATCCAACTTATCACAATCAACCTCATTATCATTAATAATCCATTGAGCGTATCGTTTCTTTGATACCCAAAATCCACCTTTAGCGATAGTTTCTTGTTTGATATCAAAATGATGTTTTGTTATGTTAAACATTTTTAATGCCATCATATCATATACTTTGTTGATGTGAGTCTCAACTTCTTTTGCAGCTGATAGAATAGCTGGAATCATCTCTTCATCAGAATCTTCATTAAGTTCTGGATTACGAGCTTTTACTAATGGAGCGGCTTGATAGAATACCGAGTCAGTATCAGTATACACGTTGTAATCAGCATCTTTACCAATAACACTTGAATAGTACTTATTAGCAATCATCTCAGTTGTTTTAATTACAGTCTGACCTGTGATTGTAGTTGCTTCTGCATTATCTACATCATAGAATCTGAATGATGGTAATCCCATTACACCATATAATGAGTTCAACATAATCTTTTGTACTAACTGACGTTGAGCGTAAAATTTATATAGTTTATCATTCCCAGCTTTACCATAGGATTTCATTTGATTTTTAAACTCCACTCTTTTGTTGAACCATACATTAAGAATTTCAGGAATAACCCCTACTTTGTCTTGTCTATATAGTACACCATTAGCTGCTACTGAATATTCATTTTTCTCAATAAAATTATTAAACTTATCTTTTGGTAATGGTGGAAATTCATTACCATCGTCATCGACAATTGAATATGTTTCAATAGCACCCTTCATGTGGTCTTCAGCTGAATAGTTCTTAAGTTTACCAATCTTAGTTTCAGGTGAGATATTGATACTCATAATGATTGATGGGTATAGTGAAGTCAAATCCAAATCATAAACCCATTTGTAAAGACCAGGTTTTGGTTCTTTTACATAAGCTCCTGTAAACTTTCCTTCACCATCAGAACCATCAGCATTTTTAAACATACGTTGAGGTTTGTTAGGTGCGATTCTATCACTCCTTCTAAGGAATGTTAAAATAGCCCCTTCTAACCATTTAGATGAAAATAAAAAATCCTCATAGAATACATGACCTGCGTGACAAATTGCTTGTGCGAGTTGTATAAATTGTAGTTTCTTATCCATATCCACTACCAATTCAACATCAACTAAGTTGTACTCACAAAACTTCTCAATATCATCTCTGAATAATTGGTCTAAGTTTCCTTCATACTCAATCTTACCTCTACCCAATTCCATCTTAGCGATAGTATCTAATCGGTAGTTTGGGTATTCTGTATATGTAAAGTTCTTGAATAGTGCAATATAATCTAATGCAGATACTCCTGCTATAATGTACCTCTTACGATATTTGTTCCAATGAACTTTACCGATTGGTGATAATCTATTTGCTTGTGTAGTACCTAAGACTCTTTTTAATCTATTGTAGAGATATGTTACATCAAAGAAATCAATATTCCATCCAGTAATAATAGTTGGTGAAATCTCTTCCCAAGCATTTACAAATGCAACCAACATATCTGCCTCACTACGAAATGAACGTACTTTAGCACCTTTGATAGTCTTATCTATCTCTTCACCTTCACTAAGTACATATACAGTGTAATCGTTTGTAGCTGAGTCGTGAAATGCAACTGAGGTCATTGTGTTCTCAGCTTTTTCAGTATCAGGCAATCCACTATTCATCTCAACCTCAATATCAAACGTCAATGTAACGTGTCCAGTTGAAATTTCATCTGAATCACCATACTCATCGATTAAAAATCGAGTCATTTCGTTTACATCTGATTCGTAAAGTTTAAGACCATCATCTTGTTTCCAAAAATTAATCTTCTTTAACCTTTCGCCATGAATAGATTGGTGTGCTCCATTACCATCTTTTACATAAGCGTACCTACGATATTTAGATGTGAAATACCCCTTCTGGTCATCCCAACAATGGATGATACTTTTTTCTTTTTCAAAATAAACGTTTTGATACATATACTATTTTAACTTATTATGTAACTCCTTAATCATTATCTCTTCGTTCAAAGATAATTCCAAAGCTCTATTTAATGACATTTTGTCGTGTTCTTTACGGAACGTGTCATCATCTAATATTTTATCTAAATAATTAAAGAAGTCTTTTTTATATTTAAAGAACATTCCATTAGGGTCAATTTCCCTATAACAATCAGAATCATGCCAAATCATTGGAGTACCATTCATCATACAATCAGTTCCACTTACTGACCAACCATAATTTGTTTGTTTCATTTGAACACCAACAACACAATCTTGTAATCGTTTATAGTAATCATGTTTTGGTACTTTGGTATTGTCTACCCAAGTGTGTGGTGGTTTACCATTCAACTGAGGAATCCACACTTTGAAATCATCTCTTGTTTTTCTGTATTCTACCATCAACTCCATAAACTTTGGATACCCCTTGTATGCAGCTGCTCTGTGATTGAATACAATTAACTTTTCTTTTGATTTCTTAACATCACTAACAATCTTTTGTTTAGGTAACCCTAAGTTCCAAACTGAAAGTATATTATCCAATTTGGTTACAAATTCTTGATTAAAAGTATCACCTGCTTCTTTTAATACTCTATTCTTTTGGTCTTGTGTATTAATATAACAAGTATCCATTTGGGAGATACCTAATAATTCAATTGGTAACCATAGCCATTTTGGTTTACCAGCTCTATTATCAGGACCATTACATGATTTCATTTCCCACCAATGACAATAACCTATAATTTTAGTATTCATTGTTTTACGATACCTACCCACTTGTACCCAATCAGGCAGATGTGAATAGATTACATCATAATCAATGTCTTTTAACATATTAATTAACTTGTCAGATGGAAACGACCTCTGATTCATCATGTCACCAGGTATATGAATCTGATGCTGTTTGACGTTTGGTAAGTTTAACTTCTTTGCTAACTTACCTTCAGGCATGAGAACATTAAAGAAGTAATCACCACATTCATTTAGTTTTAGAATATGATTATATATAACGTCTACGAAACTGTCTTTATCAACATTGGATGAATTAGTAATATTAGGAATTACAAGCACCTTACGTGCTTTACTATAATCTATACTATCACCCCAAAAATTCATATTTGTTATTTTATATATACTAATATACGACTTTTATTTTAAACTACCAAAAGTTTACCTGATTTTCTGGCGTAAATGTTTCATGATGTACCACTTCTGATAGAAACTCACTTGCGTCTTTAGGATATGGACTTACTTTGTGCTTAAGTCGTTTAGTTAACTTACGTTTTTCCGATTTGTTCTGACCTAACACTTGTATATATCTGTGTTTTGCTGATTCTTTTTTTCTCCAAAATTCAGTTAAGTTCTCCTTACCAAGTTGTGTCTTTAAATGGTCAAGGTTATGACTACCCCATCGAGAAAATACAGTTCTTGAATGTATCCACTTATGTGGGTCACTTTCGATTGATATGGAGTAGTTTGGCATTAATTGTATATCACGACAATCTTGATATAACCAATTGGTTGCTTGATAGATACCACCTAAATGCATTTGCTCGGGGTCAGCATACGATAATAACATTTTTATATTAGATGCGTTATCTTTCATCCATTTAAAAGATTGTCCCATAGCAAACGATTCAATATTTGAACCATACCCATCGTGTATAAATAATCGTGTTAGTTCTAAACACTCATCTTTTTCTAAACCATCAATAACTGATTTTATTGCCGACCTACCTACTGGATACCCATATACTAAACACCCTATTAATGTTTCTGTATTACCAAGAACATCCTTTTCGTCAGTTTCATAGAATACCCCAAGTGCGTATCTACACATCGTCCAAGCATGCGAATAGTGATATTTTACAATCATTTTCTTTGCCGTAGATTTACCTATTTCTCTAATAGTAACACGAGATGTATCTACATAATGTTTATTAGCTTCTTTCAATTGGGTCTAATTTTCTAATTTCTAATTCCTCTACGATACCACCTTTTGGATATGGTAATGTTGGATGTTTTAAATTCTTAAGTAACTTTCTTCGTTGACCACCCTTAGCGAGAATGTAAACATATCTGTGCTTTCGTGGTTCTTTACGAATCCAAAATGAGGTCTCCACCTGCTCTTGTATCTTTTTAGGATTGTTAGTTCCATAATATGGAAATATAGTTCTACCATGTTGCCATTCACCATCTTCGGTAAATTTAAAACTCCAGCTATCATTGAATCTTAACTCATTACCCTGGTACTCCCAATTAGTAGCTTGGTAAATTGTACCAGCGTGTCCTTCTTTTGGGTCTGAATATGATATTAATCCTTTTATTTGTGGTTGGTTTTCTCGTAACCATTGAAACGTCTGTCCTAAGAACCAACTCTCTATATTAGAACCATAATCGTCAAATACAAACAGTCTTACTAACTCTAAAACTTGAGTTCTATCTAATAATGGTGTAATTGACTGACCACTTAATCTTCCGATTGGGTCACCATAACAAGCGACTCCAATTAACTTTTCACTACAATTAAAGAACTGATGTTCCTCAACGTCAGATGTAAACAAACCTATGGCGTGAGATACCTTAGTCCATAGATGTGAATAATGGTTTTTTACTATGATATCCTTGGCGACAGATTTGGAAATTTTTCTAACTGATAACTTTGATGTGTCACAATAAGATTTTCCCTCTTCTTTCATTATTGATAGTCGTTAAATTCTCCAAATAAAATGTGTGTCCATGTTTGTCCTTTAACAATCTTTCGAATGTTGGCTGGGGATACTCCATTGTTTTTAGCTAATACTCTAATATTTCTATGTCCAACAGACCACAATTGTCTAATAGACCTAACTTGTCGTTCTGTTAATTTATGTGCGGGATGTGATTCACCTCTTAATGCCATTCTAAATCTTTTCACTAATATACGAATTTATTTTGTAATTTCCAAACTTAAGTCACCATTTCTTACACCACTTGGTGGGTCTGTCCATAAGTTTATAGCTATGGCGCTTCTAAGACCTCTTGTTACAGGTGTAACTTTATGATGATGATATCCAGCTGGAAATATAACCAATCTATTTTTCTTTGGTGCAATACATTCTGGAATTGTATCAGGGGTTGTATATGGGTTTTCTTCATATATTTCAAGAAACCCACCATCTATATCATTTTCAATAGGATAATAGACCGTACCAATTATTGGACTGACAATTTCACCTGTTTTTAAGTAAAGTGCTTCGTCTTTATCAAGATGAAATGGTAACCCCTCAGGTTTAGTTTCATCATACTGACCTGTCCAATATTCAAATCCACTAACAGACATCTGCTTATATGGTGATGCTTCACCCCAAATAGCTTGTATCAGCCGTTTTTTAAGAGTGTTTGCTGGTGTGTTCCACCAACCATCCCACCACATATATTGCCCACCATTATCGAAAAAGGTTTTGTCATTTTGCAAGTCGTTCAATAACGACTCGTCTTTAATAAAATCATCTATTACAATCATAACTTTTCTACTTTTGTTAGGGCTGATGCTATCACTTGATGCATATCATAATACTTATATTCTGCTAATCTACCACCAAACACTACTTTATCTTGAGCATCTGCTAGCTTTTTATATTTAGAATATAGCTTTTTGTTTAAATCATCACTTACAGGATAAAATGGTTCAATACCACGTTCATATAGTATAGGATATTCCCAACTAACATATGTACCCTTCTGACCTTGGTCATCGAAATGTTTATGTTCTATCTTTCGAGTGTATGGTGTCTTGGAGTCTGTATAGTTCATTACAGCACATCCTTGGTGATTGTCGACTGATTTATACATCTTATTCATCCAATGAACTGATTTGTATTCTAAATCACCATATTTGTAATCAAAATACTTATCAATTGGACCTGTATAAATTATAGTCTCACCTAAATCATCCCAATAATCTTTATTCTCTAAATAATCACAATCTGTAAATACTTTAACATCCTCTAATAACTTATCAAATATCTGAGTATATCCACCAATTGGCATTCCTTGATACTTGTCATTAAAGTAATTATCATTATATGTAAATCTTACAGGTAATCTTTTTATGATTGCTGCTGGTAGTAACTTTGCCGACTTCTTCCATTGTTTTTCAGTATAACCTTTTATTAACTTCTCATATACGTCTTTACCTACTAATGATAATGCTTGCTCTTCTAAATTAGTAATCTTACCTTTAAATCGTTGTGATTCTATCTTTTCTTTAGCTTCTTTAGGAGTCGTTACTCCCCACATTTTATTAAAGGTATTCATATTAAATGGTAATGGGTATAAATCACCTTTATAGTTTGCTATTGGATTTAAATGAAATTGTTTAAAATCAGCAAATTGATTTATCCATTGCCAAATGCGTTCGTTATTAGTATGGAAGATGTGAGGCCCGTATGTGTGAACATGGATATCATTTTTATTCTCAGTATAACAATTACCACCAATGTGTTTTCTTTTTTCTAAGACTAATACCTTTTTACCACGTTCTTTTAATTCATAAGCACAAGTAGCTCCGAACAATCCTGACCCAACTATGACGTAATCGTATTTATACATATTTAGTAGCTTTAGTATGTAAGGTTTTACATAAATCACCCGTATCTTGATACGCATTGTTATCTATAAAAAATACTAATGATGGGAATGGGTTTGTTCTACCCTCTTGGGTTAATTGATTAGTACACTTTATCATACTATTGTAATCCTCAATAGAGTCATAATATTTAGCTAAATATACTAAGTGTTCGTTTCTTAATTCAGAGAATCGGTTAGCATCATTTAGATATTTTAACATATTATCAATATCACCTAACCATTCATAAGCTTGAGCAATTAAATAACAAGCATAGTAAGCCATTTCATCGTGTTGGAATACGTTCGATTGAATAGTATTTTCATAGTCATGTGTTTGATTCAAGTACATATTGAAGTAAAATATAACTCGCCTTGCATATTCATCTGAGTGTGCTTTTCCAAATGGTAATTCGCCCATAGCACGATACCCATCATTGTATGATTTAGCTATATACCATAAATGATAATTATCTTCTAAGACTAAATTGGATGGTACTTTATCTAATTCCAAGGTTAGCCCATCTGTAATAAACTTCATTGGAGCGTTCCAAGTATCACCATCGTTTGTAATAATTTGCCTAAATCCAGCGGATAAATTATGTCTATGAAAGTCTTCACCTATCTCTGGTAAATGTATAGTTTCATGACGCTTGTCATGTTGGAAAAACCATGGTCGGTTTGCATTCCACATCCAAGTTCTGTAATACAATGAGAATCCTGGATCTGCTACTATATTAAATGAATCTATTGATGTATCATCAAATATAGACCAATCAAAATCTTCGTCAACTTGAAGCTGCTCATCAGCATCCATTCTTAGAATCCAATCACACCCATGGTCTGCTGCTATACACTCTTGTAAAGTATGGTCACGATTCCAACCTGGATAGTCCCAATCAATATAGTAAGTAAATCCTGGTGTATTATTAGCTTTGAAAAACCTATCGATAATATCTCGTGTATCATCATTTCCATTACATTGAATAACATAATAATCTACATAATCTACAACTGAATCTAACATTCGTTGGATAGTAGCTGCTTCATTACCAACCATGGCATTCAAAACTATTTTGGTTTTTTTCATAACTATTTTTTAATTATACACTTAGATATACATTAACTGGTTTTACTCCGATGTGTCGTTTTACTTCGTGACCATTATCTAATAGAATTACAGTGGGTACATTCCTTATACCATATTTTTGTGCAATATCAGATTGTTCATCAACATTAATTTTTCTTACTGGGATAGTTTGTCCCACACTTTGCATTACCGGCCCTAATGTTCTACATGGCCCACACCATGGGGCTGAGAAATATAAGTACTCTTTCATAATTCTACCTTTTTAACCATCACAGGATATACAATCTGGGTCAAGGGCTCGTGCTGCGATGTCTCCACGAAGTACTGACTCAGTTCTCATATAATAGAGAGTTTTAATTCCTTGTTCCCAAGCTTCCATATGAATTTGATTAATCCATTTTGGACTTGCTTCTGATGGGAACGCTAAGTTCAATGAAACTGATTGGTCGATGTATTGTTGTCTTACACCGGCTTGTTTAACCAAATCTAATTGATTAATTTCTTTAAATGTTTTAAATACATCTTTGACCCAAAATACTTGGTCTTTATCAAATACTTCTTGTGGTATGTCGTCTTTTTTCATTAACTTTCCATCGACATATCCCCAATCGTCCAATTCTTTTATATCTTGAATTGAACCACCATCGGATAAGATTTTATCCCAAGTAGACTTTTTATTGATTCCAACTTTTCTAAGTACTTTTTCTAATTCAATATTTTTTCTAATAAACGTACCTTTTGCGGTTTGTTCAGTAAATACGTTGGAAGGCCAAGGTTCAATCCCAGCAGATACATTACCACTTAACTTAGAATTAGAAACAGTTGGAGCGATTGCTCTTAAGTGAGTGTTTCTAAATCCAGTTCCAACACACCATAATGGTTCACCTAATTCAGCTGCCATATCTCTTGATGCTCTTTCAGATTCAATTTTTAATTGCGAAAATATCTTACGAGTTTCAAACTGAGCAGTTAATCCTTCAAATGGAATTCCTTTACGTTGTAAGTAAGTGTGCCATCCTAATGTACCTAATCCTAACGCTCTACCTTTTTCAGCTGAACGTACTGAGTTATCAAAACCTTTCATATTCTTAGCTCTTTGAAGAAACTCTTCCATAACCCCATCTAAGAACCATGTTGCTGTGTAGATTAAATCAGTATCTTTCCATTCATCATATTTTGCTAAGTTAAGGGAAGATAAACAACAAACGAATGAATGTGATTCATCTGTATGTAGTGTAATTTCAGAACATATGTTTGTCATATGAACTTTTAATCCATTATCTTTGTATGCTCTTGGGTTTTGTTTATTAACATTACCCTTATACATTACATATGGTTCACCAGTTGCTTTTCTCTTTTGAAGTACTTTACCCCATTTTCTACGAGCTTCTACATCACCTTCTTTAAGTTTTCTCATAAACTTATCACCAACAACCACACATTGATGTAAGTTCAAACATTGTCTGTTTACATCACCTTTGGGTTCTCTAATTTCAATCCACTCATCAAAATCATCATGGTCTATGTTTAAGTTTACAGATGCTGCCCCACGTCTTACTGCCCCTTGATTAGTAGCAAGTATTGTAGAATCATATATTTTAGCAAATGGTACAACACCATCTGATGTTCCATTACCTGTTATATTAGAACCAGCTGGTCGAATCATATTAATACCAACACCTACACCACCACCATGTTTGGCGAGTAGCATCATTTCTAAGTTTTTCAACCCAATATCTTGAATTGAATCAGCTACATCAATTCCAAAACAACTAATTGGTAATCCCCTATCAGTTCCAGTATTTGATAATACTGGCGATGCAAGGTTTAACCAACCCTTCCAAATGTAATCGAAGAACTTTGAAGCAAGTTGGGGTTTGTTTAATCTACGAGCTACTGCCGTTGATACTCTCCAATATGCATCTTTTGGTTTCTCTCCAGCAAGTAAGTAACCATTTGATATAGTTTTAACATATATCTCTGTGTTACCCCATACAGGAAAGTCTACTCCAACTTCCCAATCTAAATCTTGTGCGTAATTTTTCATAATTATTTAAAATAAATCATCCCAATCTTCACCTTCACCTGCTTTACTATAATCAGTAGGTCTTACTGCGAAGAAATCTGTATGTGTTTGTCCACCTGTTAAATGGTAGAACCATTCTAATTCAGCGGCTGAATCTTTATCGTATTCAAAGTAGTAATCACCACCTTCAATTGCGTTATATCCTAATTCACCTAATTTTTCATTCAGACGTTGATTAATAAAGTTTTTTAAATCTTCTTTTTTAAGATTTTCTAAATCACCCATTTCAAACATCTTGTCTATATATTTGTGTTCTAATGTCTGAATTAACTTAGCGGCTAGTACAATACTATCTTTACTATCTTCTAATAACTCAGGATATTCGTCACACATATGTCTGAATAATTGACATCCCATTCGTGAGTGTAATGATTCGTCTCTTACCGACCATTTCATTTGTTGACCAATACCTTTTAGTTTGTTTCTCATCTGAAATGAGTAAAGTACTGCAAATGATGAATATAAAGCAACTCCTTCAGTAAACGCTGAGAATATAGCTAATGATGTAGCTACTTCTTTTCTTGCTTCTGCGTTAGTTTTCAGGTCTTTATATGTGTATGAATTGGTAACTTCAGCCAAGTTATCAAATCGTTCTGCTGTAGCGGGTTCATGTAAAAATGCTTCAAAGTCTTCAAGACCAAGAGATTCATTTAAATATGAATAAGCCGTAGCGTGTATAGTTTCTTGAGAACCGAACATCATAGCCATCTGTTTAATTTCATGCTTTGGAAACCAATGCGTAACCATATTAGTCCAATAGTCAGATACAGCACATTCTGTTTGGGCAAACCCTAAAAGGATGTTACCTACTAAATTCTTTTCTTCGGGTGTAAGATTTTCGTTCCAATCTTTAATATCACCCTGCATTGGTATTTCGGTATGTAACCAAAATGCCTGAGCTTGCTTTAGCCAACCCTCTGTGTAGTACTCGGGATATTCAAACGGCTTAAAGGGTACTCGATTATCAAATAATCCCATAATATTTACTTACTTTTTTATTGTTAAACTTAGTTGCTAGGTGAATATACATATTAAAAATTTAATATTAAAATCCAATATCACCATTCATTTCTTTATATTTTTGAGCCAATTCTTTTCTTACTAAACTCTCCCCACCTTTCATCTCTTTCTTAGTCTGTTGACCAGAAATGGAATCTTCATTATAGATGTGGATTTGCCCAGTAGAAAAGTTAGCTTTGGATGGAAATGTCATCCCATCAGGACCAAATCGGTTTTTTATTACGTGCCATCTACCTGTACCTGCAAGCTTGTCTTCAATCTTACGAGATAAAGATACCACAAAATCAGCAGTCATCATTTTTGAGAATGACCCAGCAATCTTTGTACCTGTAATAATATCGTCTTCTGCCCCACTTCTGTTAATCTGAGATGCTGTAAATACTGGAACTTCATATTCACCTGCCATACCACGAAGGTCTTCTATAATTTCTTCCAACTCTTCGTGTCGTTTCTCTTTTGCATGACCATTCCTTAATAAATCAGCGTAATCTACAATAACCACATCTGGCTTTTTACCTTGAAGTGTCATTTTATCCATATGAGCTTTAAGTGAATTAACACTTGCAGTTTTCGTAGGATAGTGTTTCACCACTAAGTCACCTGATACGGTATTTACAGCTTTCTTGACATCTTCCATATTGTACTTAAGGTTAGCTACTGCTACACCACTTAATACAGCATCATATCGTTGACCTGTATAACCCTCGTTTAATTCAAGAGTATAATGTGCGACTATCTTACCCTTCTTCATAGCGTTAACACCAATGTTAACTAATGCCCATGATTTACCAATACCTGGAGGAGCTGCCATAAGTATTAACTCACCTTTACCGAATCCACCTTGAGTAATCTCATCTATAACATCCCAACCACTTGATACAACATTTCGTACTGAGTCTTCGTATCTCTCAATAATCATTGTTTTATATTCATGACCTAAATCAGAATCTTGACCTGCTTTCATAGCATTATCAATATTCTTTTTAATCATCTCATAATGACCATTTTCTAATAATGGTACTGAATCTAAGATTGCGTTTTTAATTGATTGATTTTTACAAAAGTCAAGGACTTGTTCTTTTACAAACTCTAAGTCATCACTTTCGAGGTGATTCCAAGCGAATTTAAGTATATCTACTACTGAGGTTTGAAGTACGTCACGTTCAATAGAGTTAATTTTAACTTTAAGGACATCTAAGGTAGGCATTTGCTCGTAATCATTAAAGTGTTTCATAATGGTTTTAACTAACCATTCAGACCCTTCTGAATCAAAATACTCTGGCATAAGGATATCATATATCTGACGAAACCACGCCCTATCTGATAATATACTTGATATTACTTTATTCTGAAATGATGTACTAAACTTACTTCCTAACTTCTCCATATGATACTAATATACGAAATTTAATTTTACTATCCAAACTTATTGGATTAAAATTACTCTGCATTTTTTAAAAAGTTTTCAAGTGATGTAAATGAGTTGCGTAACCAGCTATCCACATTAGCAAATGTAGTGTATAACTTGTCATACAAAAACATTTTCTTGAATTGTACCATATCCAATCGGTCTGACCCAGTATCCATGATACTTCTAACATTTGATTTGATTGATGATGAAATATCGGGGTCTTTTAATTGCATTAGATTGTAGTTCATATTGATAGTTGTCACATTTTCTAATAACTTTTGTGACAACTTATCATCACACTCCGTTGAACATTTATCAATGAATGTATCTAAATTAAGAACATCCCCATTCAGGAATGACATTTTGCTATGAATTGTCTTAGGGCCAACACCTCGTATACCTGTTATATTGTCAGACTTATCACCTTCCATTACACGATAAAACACAAGATTTTGTGGTATAACCCCATACTCTGAGCTCACTAATGCCTCATCATACATTTTCTTCTTAGTTGGTGCCCACACTTTAATTCGTGGATTTACCAATTGTAGAAAGTCTTTGTCTGATGAAATGATTGTAACTTCTTTTTTAAAATAATGATTTGCTAACCATGCTATAATATCATCAGCTTCTACATAATCAATGTAAGTTAATGATATCGGTAATACTTGAAGATATTCTATAAGTCTAGCAAATTGCTTTCTCATAGATATGGATTGGTCTTCTAAATCTTCATAACCAACCAATCTATTAACCTTAGTTAATCCAGTTCGACCTTCCTTATATCCTTTATATACAGACTTTCTACGATTTGAACCACCTTTACCATCGAATACAATTACCACACGAGTTGGTTTTAGTCTACGAATGGTTGCGGCGGTGGACAGTAGAAATCCTGTCACACCACCACAATGTTCACCATCGTCATTCAAGGCAGGTACTGCCCCAAAGCATCTAATAAATTGATTAAGTCCATCAATGATTAAAACTTTATCATTTAATGATTCATCTTTTGTTTCATTATGTTCTTTACTAACTTCTTTGAGTAGTTCCTTATACCTATTATGCATCGAAATCTGTTAATTCAATATTATCAATATTTGACTCTTTACTTGATTCTTTGTAAGCCATAACATATGATTCACAAATTTTCTCGTAAATACTTGTTTTCAACTCTGGTCTATCTTCCAATAGCTTTTCAAAGTTCTTAGCTTGGAATTTAAGTTCCTCACCAGTTTCTGTATCTACATATGTGTACCAAGCACCTGCGATGTCTACCAATTTATAGGTTTTCATCATTTGTAACCATGAACCATAGTTGTCGATACCTCTATCAAAGTAGATATCATAATCTACTGAGCGTAGTGGTGGCCCCATACGATTCTTAATTACTTGTGCACGAGTCTTAATACCCACAACTTGGTCAACTCCACCAATTTTGGATTTAAGTTGTCCCATTTGCTTTAACCTTAATCTACACGATGAATGAAAAGCGATTGCTTTACCACCACTTGTAGTCCAAGGGTCACCAAATGATACACCTAAACGAGTCCTTAATTGATTTGTAAAGATTAACGAAATTCGTTCTCTACCAATAAGATTAGTAACCTTTCTCATAGCTTTGGAAATAATAATAGCTTTCTGAGTAGCATAACCAGCTTGGTCATAATCAGCTGATAACTCAACCTTAGTTGATGCACCAGCCACAGAGTCTACTACTATTGTTACTAATTTCTTCTTATCAGAACTTCTTACAGATTCTATAATAGAGTCAATTGCTTCGAATATATCTTCTACTGATTCAAGAGGGACGTATAACATTTTTTGAATGTCAATTCCAATAGCTTGTAAAAACTCAGTATTACATGCATTCTCAGTATCTATATAGACACCAAGTCCACCTTGTCTTTGAGTATCTGCTATTGCGTGTGCAGCTAATAGTGATTTACCACTTCCTTCTAAACCAGTAATCTCAGTAATACGACCTACGGGTAATCCACCATTAGGTCTATTTGAGATTGCCAAATCTAACATTGGAGAACCTGTCGAAACCCACCCATCAAGGTCAGTTGGAGTTTGTTCCCCACCATCCAAGAAGTAAGCCACCTTATTGGCGGACTTAAACTTCTTGTTTAGATTGGTAGCTAAGATTGAAGATAGTTCATCACGAACTGATTCTTTCTTCTTCTTTGCCATATGTTAGTTATTGAATAAATCGTCAAATGCTTCCTTTACATTAGATGCAGGAGAGGTAGCTTTTGTTTCGGTTTGAGTTTCAGCTTTTGGTTCTTGTTTCTTATCAGTAACTTCACCAGTATCTAACCATTCTTTCAACATTCCTTCCATTTCCTCATAAGAAACTTTTTTGAACATTGATGGTAGTTCGATTTGGTCTTTTACAGATTCTAAAACAGCCTTATCTTCAGAAATAGCCGTAGTATTAGGTTTAACTCTAATATACGTCTCTGGATAAGTTTTTCCTAACTCTGCAGCAGTTTTGAATTCTACTGTGATATCTCTACCATTAACAGGGTCAGTTAAATCACCATAATCTGGGTCAGCGAAGAATCCAAGAAGTTCTTGGTAAACATTCTTACCGAATCCCCAAAACTTAACACCTTCTGACTCTTCACCTCTAACGATAACAGGAACATAAGTTCTCATTTTCGGAGTTAGTTTTCGAGAAAGTTGGTAATCATCTCTACTACCTGTTGATTTCAACTTTTCAGCGAACTCTAAGATAGGGTCTGCTTCACCATGTGAACTTGGAGAGATAATGTTCTTACCACCAAATCCAAAATGGAAAAATAGTTCAATAAACGGGTTAGAGGGATTGTGAATGTAAGGTAAAATCCTTACTTGTTGTTTGCCTGGCTGTGGTTTCCACAGGTTATCGGTCTTTGTAACTTTTGTCTGAAGTGTATTCAGACGGTTTCTGATTGCATTTAAATCAATTGCCATAATTTGCTCTTTTTTAATTATTAATTATTAACTATGTCACTAATATACAACATTTGGGTGACAATACCAAATGTATTCTTAATTATTTTTTATTTTTTTCAAATTAGTGGTATTTTCGTTACCGAACCACTCTATTATATATATCAAAATATATTTTAAAAACTTAATGTTCTTTAATAATTCTATTACTTTCCCCATTTTTATTCAGCTTACCATTATCCAACAACAAGGCCCATGACGAGTCTTCAAATAAAGTTAGGTTTTTCTTTAAATACGTTTCTCCAAATACAGTTTTAAGTGCTTCATGAACACCATCAAAACGTTGACCAAAGTCATGTCCTGACAAAATGTATTTGGTTTTTCTGTAAAACATATGAATATCGTTTAATACTGAATCGTAATCGTGTGCTGCGTCTATATAGGTTACATCAAAGTACTCATCAGGAAAATGAATGTCACCATTTCCGACTTCATATGAATATTTTTTAATATATTTAAGTTGATTACGATGATGTCTTGTATTCAGTGCGAATTCAGTTTTTACATTATCCCAATTTCTACCAGACATTTGATTATACTCTTCATAACCACTATGTGGGTCTATTGCTATTATCTCATCAAATAAACCACTTGATGCAATCATATGAGTCGATTCACCCATATAACTTCCAATTTCACAAAAACGTCTTTTATTTTCAGGTCTAACACCCCAACCAGCTCCATATTGTGATGTATCTGGTTTATTTTGATAAAATCGGTCTATATAGTGAATAAATGATGTGAATCCAATATATTGTGGATTACGTCTAACTTCCCATGAAGGTGATTTTTTTCTCCACTCTTTTGGTGGGTTAAATCTTAACGTTTTACCTTCATTTGCTAAATCATTAGTAGTTGTATCAGGAGATGGGGATTCCCATTCATTAGCTGTATTAGGATGGTCTTGCACCTCAATTGGAGTCCAATTAGTACTTATGTTTGTAACTTCTTGTTGCATTAAGTTTAATTTACGTTTACTATTCTAAATAAACTTGTTTTTAAGATTTTATGGCCAAGACCATCTGTTAAAATTACTGAATTTTTGTAATCTTCCCAAGAGACTTGGTATTTCTTATCAAGTACTCCACCATTTAGATTTGTTATTAATCTATTTAGAGCGTTGATTGTATATATTGTATTAGATTCCTTTTTACGATGTGTTAATATCGTGTTTGGAAGGAATTTACTATCTTCTGTTGGTATAATGTTGTAACTCACTACTAATTCTTTTGATGGGTCAAGTTTAAGTATAAATATTTTTCTACTATAAAGTTCAAAATTAGATTGAACGTCATGTAATACTTTTTCGAAATCAGATTCATTAGTAAATGTACATAATAATTGTGTTCTCACTCATCTCTCCCTATATCTTTAAAGCAGATTTTACTTTACCTAATGAAAGTTCTTGTGTACCTTCAAAGTTGTAACTATATCTACCAGTTGAATTTGTTCCCATTCTAAATTGTGAATATTTTAAATCACCCGTAGTTTCGTTTATACCACTTAACCCATATCCAGCTATGGTAAAATATGGACCTGATTTAGAATTTGCTCTTAAGTAAAATACAACTGTATCTGATAAATCTTTAGCTAATTTATTTTGAATAAATGTTTCTGAACCTGGATATGCGGTAAATGCCGTTCCTTTACCATCTTTATCTAAACCGAATACTTTGTATAAAGGTAATGTTGTTTTACCATACACCATTTCTTTTTCCAACTCTACTAATTGTGAATATAGTGTTTTAGCATCACCAGTTAAATCACCCAATATACTTTTCAGTACAATTGCTGATTGGAAGTTTGTCAGTAGTTTAGCCACATCATCTTTAGTTACGGGCGCAGTTAATGCAAGTTTTGAATATCCTTTAAAATAGAATGCTGGATTAGCCATTGAAGCTTTTACCAATGAACCCATTTCTTTATTAACATTATCTACTAATTTATTTAATACATTTTGGTTTTTTGCAATTGTATCAAACGAATCCCATATTTTTGGCTTCTTAGCTTCATTTAAAATACCTTCATGTAATCCTGCTTTAAATAATTCCTTCTCTAATCTCTTAACATCAGATTTTGGAGATTTTTTGAATCCCTTTTCCATCTTTTTTAAGAATCCACTTAAGAACGAACCTAATTTAGATATTTTTTCTAATAATTTAGAACCTAAACTTTTTATGAAGGTAACTCCTTTATTTAGAAAATCTCTTAAACCTTCATCTAATTGAACGGACTCTAATGCTAACTTCTTAACATCAGCTGAATCTAATAAACCATACTTATCTTTTAAGAAACCATATATCTTACCTAATTGAGCTGCACCTTTACCTTTTTTAAGAGATACTTGTAAAAACTTAATATTTGTTCCTTTTATAGTACAAACACCTTTTTTATCGTATTCAACAGGTAACCCCTCATTTAGTTTAGATATAAGTTCAGAACCTGGCACATTACATACAACACAATCGGCTGTATTATCTTTTACACCATCTACTAACTCAGAACGTTCTGTTGCTGAGTAGTATCCTTTAATATTTTTATGAATTAGGTATGGAGTTTTAAATGGTAGAATTCCTTGTGTAAATTTAGTCATACCTGCCATTAACTGAGCTATCATAAAATAATCACCCAATGGCATTGAATCTAATTTACTTAAAATAGCATCTGGTTTAGCGTAGTCTCCACTACTCCCTAATGCTTTAATAAATCTATTTTTTACTGATTTAGTTACCTTTGCTAAATCCTCTTCAGTTTTAGCACTATCTAACTCCTTAAGAATACCAACACCATTTACATATAATCCCATACATGCCGCAGTTTCCATTGTATCTGTATCAAAGTTTACATCAGTTGCCGATGCACCTTTTTTCATTTTACCAAATAAAGATTGTATGTTTTTATCACTTGCCGTAATAATATAGTTTTTACCAGTATCATCAGCTGAGACATATACCGTTCTACCACTATTAATTTTTACCTCGATACCATCATCTGTTGGTGATATTTTATTAAATGGGCCTTTAGGTACTCTTGTAGATGGTGGTAACCCCATTTTGAACAAATCTGCAGTATTCTTAAGTGGTAAAAATTTATCACCTACTGAATATTTGTTATCGTATATTGAAGCTTCACTAAGGATTTGACCTAATTCAATTAATAAGTTTTCTTTTAAATTATCTTTTGATTTTAATTCATCTCGCTCAGCAGCTGTCATCATTGCATACTTTTCATCTTCAAGCTCTTTTTCATCACCTGAGTCAGGACGTTCTTCGGCATTTTTACCAATTTCTTCTAAATATGCTTTGGCGAAGTCAGCGTCAACTTCATCTGAAAGTATCTCGTATAGTGATTTTAAAAATTCTTCAGTATATACACCTTCAAATAATTTAGTGTCTATCTGATGATATACTTTTTTAAGTACTTTGTCTATAAATGATGTCTTGGAGTTCTTCATAACTATAAATATCTAAATATTGGACTTAACCATGTGTCCGTAATTATTACCTATTTCTAAATCTGTTGGAAACCCATCCATTTCCATTAATCTTTTTACTTCTAATATATAATCGTTATCAGATGGGTGGACATCAAATAATATAGAATCATATGTGTACAATACAGGTATGGATTGTTGACCCATATCTAAACGATGTAACTTATCTAATATAAGTATGTTTCTTTCAGTCTCAACCGATTGTAAGATGTAATTAAATAGTTTATTTTTATTAAGTGAGTCGTTTATTTCTATTTTCCGGCTCATAATTGGTGTATTTGTGAATCGATTACGCAAAAAGTCCATCCATAGTGAGTTTATATACTCAGATGTTTTTCTGAAAAAGGGAATGTGGTAATATTCGTCCTCTACTCCACCATATAGTTGTCTAAATGTGATTGCTTTTGCTTGACTTATATCTTTACCATATTGATTTGCCAACCACGCATGTGCTTTTATATCTAATGGGATATCTACCCCTATTAATTTAGCAATTAGTCGTAGGTGATACCCATCAAAATCCAATTGGTATAATTTACCACCCTCAAATCTTGATATAAATCTGTCTCTAACCCCACCATCTTTTTTTAATGCTGCGTAATTAACCCCATCAAATGTATTTGAAGGTCTTGATGTTGTCGTAAGTGTATTATATTGAGTATATTCAGTTGTATGTAAATCCGTATAAAGTCCATTCTTTTCAACCCATTGTAATGCTTTCACATATAGTTGTGAGAATTTAGAAATTTTTGAGTCGACAAAAAGTTTCTTCCAATCTTCGAATTGTTCATAGTGTTTCCAAATTGGAATAAGGTCGTTTGCTTTAGGTGCTTGTCGTCTTCTGAATATAGTGTAGATAGGTTTCTCCTCTACATCAAAGTTTTTAGCTTGCCAAAACAACGACATTTCCAAATCATGCATATTTGGTAAAAAATCATAATGATATAGAAAGTCCTTCATACCTACTATGTACACTTCGCTGAATTGACTAAAGTCTACCATTTCATCGACAACATCTGCATCAATGTTATGATAGTTAATAAAGAGGTCTAAGACCCCATCTGATAATATTAATGAAGATATCCTTGATAACTTAGGATGTTTGTCTAAGCTCGTTAAAATAGGGTACACGAGCACCTTTTCCCTTTGGAGTTGGGAAATGTGTTTATTAAGTTGTTTTTGACTATCTACAATTTTCATTACTAACTAATATACGAAAAATAAATGAGACTACAAGTATTTTTACACTTATTTTTAATAAATTCGTGCATCGGTGATATTGTAATTGTATAAAATACCACAATCATCATCTTCATCAACAATATTTTCGGTAACCTTACAATAATGTGGTAGTATTTCTTGTAAACCTTCGAAATCTACTTTTTGCCAATATCCAAATCTAAGTGTTATTCCCTTACCTCTTGTAAAGTAAGCATCATATCCGATTTCAAAATCAGATGAACCATACCACTCTTTTATTTCTTTAAATTTTTTATATCCTAATCTCATACTACAAATTCATAATTTTCGGATTCCAATGCCATTTCTTTATCATATTCAGAACCATCTGATAAATTTTGTAATTGCATCATATCGATATACTCTTCGGTTGTTATGTAACCACCATTTACACCTACCCATAGGTCTATTACTAAATTTGTTTTATCCATTTTTTATTATTTTAATTATTATTTATTTTCGGTTTTTTTATCTTCTGGCCAATCAAAGCCTTTTATCCTATTAGTGGTAAGTGCCCATATGAATAGTTTAGAAAACAATTCATCTGTACTAAAGGACTCTAATTCTTCTTGAGTCAAAGCCATATCTTTTTGGAATGCTCCTATTAATATAGGTAGATATGTACTAATAATATATTCTTTTTCTTTACTTACCATATCCTATGAATTCTATGTTAATATCGTTTACAATTTTAAGTTTATTTACAGAGTAATCCCACTCTTCGTTCAACCAATAGTTTTGAACATTCTCTAACTCTTTCAAACACTCATCATACAACTCTTCGATTTCATAACCATCACCAAACTTAATACCACCACATAGTGATATCAAATCGTTTAGTTTATCAAAATCATTTTTGTTATTTTTGATACTGAGTAATATCTCAGCTTTCATCAAATCAGCTACTTTGTCATTGTGGTCATACATTTCTTTTGACCAAGGTTTTGTAATTTCTATTCCGTATTTCATATTTTTCATTTTATCTATACATTGTTACTACTGAACCGAACTTATCATCGAATACTTTGATTAGATTCTCATAATCACCACTTCTCATTTCATCCAAAAGTGGTTTGGAATCAACACCCACTTGTTTACAAAGGTTTTTAGCCACACCTAAGATGTAAAATGCGTTACCTTGAGGACCTGTCAAATCTATTTCGATTTTTCCGTTATTTTGTTTTTTCTTTATCATATCTTAACTTAAAAATAGGTTAGTAGGAACTGATATTCCTTTTTGTTTCTTTATCTGATAAAACACGTTGAAAAATGCTTTGTAAACTTTACCAGCATGCTCTAAGTAATCGGAATTTGGAGATTTCCACATCATTTCACCACCATTCATTCGGTGTTTATTAACAACTTTGATTTCATATCCTTTAAGGATTAAATCAACAATCTTTTTTTGAGCCGGAGTAAATTTAACTCCCTCGATTGATTTTTTAAATTCTTTAATTTTATTCATTTTTTATTTTTGATTAAACTCTCACTCATTAACTATACTAAAGTACGACAATTAATTGACAATTCCTAATTTTTAATGTTAAGAAATTGTTAAATCTTTTAGAAGAACATTTTATTCCAAGTTAACCACGATGGTTCGTTTACCGCTTTGGTGTTTTGAAATACTGACATAACTATTATTTTAAAACTTCAATTACTTTACCAACTTTAACAAAGTCTTCGATAGACAATGTTGACATCCACTCTTCAGACACCTCATCGATGTGAACACCATTCTCAAGGTCAACTGACCCATCTTCCATTTGTGCGTGAACTAAAAACTCATTGGTGTCAATCACACATCCTACTGATTCTAAACTTACTTTCATAACTTTTAATTTTAGTTGGGATAAAACTCCCACTCATTAACTATACTAAAGTACGAATAATAAATGAGAAATCCAAATAAAAAGTGTTAAAGTTTTGTTAAAGTTTTATCTTGGAGAGAAATAAAATTCTTTTAAGTCTAAAAGATATCGGTCTATTCCAATGAAGTTATTTTTATGTAGTGCTAATGTACGTCTATTAGTGTCTATTACACCTTTTTCCATTCCTACATCTTGCAAAGGGCCTACTATTTTCCATTGTAACTCTAACTTATCGTAATAAACTGAATCAAACCCAAAACCATCTTTATCTACTTCAAAGATAGTTTCATTACCTTTGTGTTTCATAAAGTATCTTGTAATAACCCCTTTAATCTTATCTTTATTAGTTAGGATTGGATAATATGGGTCTGGAATATCAATAATAGACGAGTAATCATCCGCCTCTATTTCTTTTAATGTATTATATTGAAAAACACGCTTAACGTCAGCTGAACCACCTAAGTCTGCGAATGGTATAAGTCGTCTTGATAAGTTTTTTACATAGTTAGGTTCACTAAATATTTCTTTAGTGTTTTTGTAAGTGTGGTATTGACCAACATACGGAGTTCCATCTTTTTCCATTAGTTCACCACCATTAGTATAAAGACCACTACTTATTGAGCCAATTGGGTAATATATACGTTCTCTTCTATCTGCCATGATTACTTCCCTAACATCATTATACCTGTTATATCAGTTACCCAATCACCATTACTAAAATTTTGTCCTATCTTACTTACGATAAAATAAGCTTTAGCTGCTTTTAAGCTTTTTGGTAGTCTATCAATGGTGAATGCATCAGCATATCTAGCACCAAAATAACCATCACATTGAAATGATACTTCTAAATTATATTTTATTATTGGTTGAGTTTTCTTGGATATTGACTCTACATAAGCTTTTAATGATTGCTTTGCCGTAGTAATTTCTTCCATACCTATATTATCACCCAACGTTTCCATTACTTCTTTTAAGTTTTCTTTGTAATCAACAACTGCTGCAGCCTCAGGTTCTAAAGTATCAAAACAACCAGGATATAAGTTTTTAAGATTATCACCACCCTTGCCTGTTTGTGCAGCGTGAAGTGCCATAGCCATCATTTCCGAATCCATATTGGTACTGACATTGTATGACCTTACACCATTCTTATATCCATTTAAAACTTTTAATTCAGTTGGACTTCCACTTGGTTCAAAATCGCTACCTTTATTTAATATTAACATCTGCTCCCCTTTAGCAGTTTCAGCTGAATTTGGGTCTGAGTAAATATAAGGTCTAACATACCCACCCGTACATACGTCAACTAATCCAAATATCTTTTTTAGATAATCTACAGTAGCTACTGATTTTTTACTATCTGAACCTGGTGGCATTGTTAGGTCATTTTGAATCTTAGCTATTGCTGGAATGCTTATATAAATCTTTCCTAAAAGAGAACTACCCTCAGCTGATATGTCAAATTGGGCTTTACTACCATATCTTCCATTACCTGAAATTAAAATAGATAGTGGGTCGGCTGATTTTATCTCGGATGGGAAGGTTTGCTTACTACTTTCTACAAAAAGTTTATCATAGGTAAATAATGGGTTTTTAATTTTTAGTTCTGGATTTATATTTTTATTAATTGAATCTATAATGTAACTAGCCGCTACATATGAAATTTGACTATCATTACTGAACCAGCTGGTGTTTTCTTCCATTTGATGATTACAAATTGCAAATGGCCCATTCTTTTTAGCTCGACCATCGCTCGGGCTTAGACCTTTTAGCTTTTGGCTGGATTCTCCAATTATATTTCCAAGAATATCACTTGGTGTAATTGTTTTGCCTGATTCTTCATCTGTATACTCAATTGGTGCTGAGCTGCTTAGTGTAAAGAAATCAGCCGAAACTACTCCATCTAATTTACCACCTGCTTTTATAGTAACATCAAAGCTACTGTCTTGGTTTATTGTAAAATCATAACCCACAATCTCAGCGTCTATGCTGTCACTTGTACCACCTGCATACCCTAATTTAATAGTAATTCGTTGTCCTGGTATTAAAAATGAATTTTCCATGTCATTTAAATCATCAAGCGAAAATACTTTTACTTTAGCAGATGCTTCAAACAACATAGCATCTGATGCGTCTTGTCCACCATCATTTGCCATTTCGAATGATTCTAATACAGGTTGTGGTGTTAATCTACCACCCTCAGTACTCATTAATGCTGAATGGGTTTTTTGGACATTACTTTCTATTGATGTAATAGCCCCTGAACAACTTGCTTTACCACCACCCTTAAGTGATATCTGAGCGTATGCACGTTTATGTACACCACGAGTGTGTTCTTGTCGTGTTGGGGGAGTTAATTGTTTTGAGCCTAATGCTGCCATAACTTAGTTTCTTTATGTTGTTGGTTTATTAAGTATATTAAACTCTTCTTTAATACCCTCTATATCAAATGGAATTCGTAATTGTTCTCCAATTTTAACTCCCATATTCCCAAAACCTAATTTGTTAGCTCTAGCTATAATCCACCACAAACTTGGGTCTTGATAATATTCCCATGCTAAATTATCCAACCTATCTCCAAATGCACCTATAATATAGGTATCTGAAACTGAAGGTGGAATTGTTGGGTATACGATAGTATTATATTGTAATCGTTTCGTGTTCCGTTTTCCTATGGTTATGTCTTCGTATCTTTTCATGGTTTATGGGGTTTATGTTATTGGGTTCTTGTAAATGTTCCAAATATATTATCAGCTTTATACTTATGTAATCCGTTACCAAGTACAGTACACCCGACTGAAATATCTATACCCATTGGTAATTGATAATCTATGTCCCATGGAGTGTCATCTGAGTAAGTATATGATAACGTTGTTAATATCATTGGGGTTTGATTATATAATTGACCTATTGTTAACTTTAGGTCAGTAGCACCTGGAGCTGTATATCCAACACTAGCATATTGAGGCATTGTATATGTAGATAAGCGTTCTAATTTAGTCCACAACGGCTCCATCTCTATTCGAGATGTTGGATACACTTTAAAGTTAAATGAAATATCTCTTTTAAAAGTATCATATACATAAACAGGTTCTGCTCTACCAGTATACTTTATATCCGTATAACCTGGTGAAAAGTTTTCTGATAATCCAGATATAGTTCCTCTAAATTGTATATTATCTCCTGCTCCGGCCGTTTTAAAAACTAATGGAATTATATCAGTCCCAGTCGTTCCAATTGTAGAAGCTTGAACTTCATCGTAGTAACCTTTATAGTTAGCTGCATCTGAATATGTTATCGTCCACTTATCACGAACCTTTCCATCAGTTTTGAACATTTTACCAGGAGTACCAAATTTATAGTTGGTTTCAAGGTTCTTTGACGTAAAGTCAGATTCAGTAGCAAATCCTTTTTGTTGACTAGTACCTACATCTCTAAAATCTTTAGGTATAATAGGTGGTTGTCCTGTTGATAATTTAGCCTTATTCTGAAGGTTCTTGTAAGACATTCCATTAAAGTCTTTAATGTCATTTAATGCACCAGCTGTATTTCCTTCACTTGATAGTAGGTTTTCACCTGGATACTTCTTCTTATGGGTATCATCAATATCACCTAATACTTGTTGAGTATTTCCGAACTTTAACTTATCTGTCTTGTCAGCTGGTACATCGTCATTATACGTTTTAGCATCTGAAGCGTATGGATTATACTTTTGTGCTAATATATCTATGTTTTTCTTACCATCAGTTATATAAGGACTTGTAGTTCTACCATCTCTATCTTTTTGTAAAACTCCTTTGGATAGTTCGATGATTTTATCTGAATCTTCAGCTAATTCACCATTATCGAATTTTTTTAGATTTTCAGTATAAGTTCCACTTCCCTCACCCAACAAGGCCATAGGATTAAATCTTTGAAAGAACCTTACTCCCGTTTGTGCACCATTTCTATTACCAAAGTCTTGGCCAGCATTGTGATATCCTAATGTAGAAGTCCCACGAGATGTTAAACTTATACCAAGCCCATATACGGAATCAAATCCACCATTATTTTTTAAAGTAGATGGAAACGGCATTCCCGGAGCAATCATTGGCCCAGCTTTTACTAATTGCTCATAAAAATCACTTATCTTATCTTTATATCCACTAAGACCTAATTTTTTGTACTTACCTGCTTTATCTTGTAAGATTACACCACTTCTATCGGGACGTAATCCTATCAGCCCACCACCAACACCTGCAAGTAAGTTTATTGGAGTCCAAGTTCTACCAAATGCGTTTGCTTTTTGTGTACCAAATTGTCTAACAGACCAAAGTAGTCCTTTTACTGATAAAAAGAATGAACCTAAACGTACTAAATCAATTGCAGCTCTATTTAATGATGTTACTGTACCACCTCTGATAAATCCATCATCAATTCCTAACCCAGTCAAATCCCAATTTTGTGGTTCGGTTTTATTTTTCCTTTGAATACCCCTTAGTACATAAGGCTGTTTGAAAATACTTAACCTATTTGATGCATCATCTTGTAGATTAAATTTGTTGTACATATTATCTAAAAACGATGGTGAGTTTTTTTGTTGTGATATGGTTTCTAATGAAAAGTTTGGATACAAGAAAGTACCAGCGTCATAATATTTACCAGAATTAGGTGAATATCTTGGCGACCCTGCAATTTCAGAACCTACTTTATATTGACCATATCCCGGTGTAAATGCTAGACCTGGAAATGCGTTATCAAAATTACTTAATAATGAATTTGAACTATTAAATTCTGTACCTTCAATACCAGTAAATTTAGTATCATCGATAGTTTTCATAAATGGTGAGAATCCAACAGCTTTTTCATCTGTAATATAATTTACAGTTTCAAAACTCTTCCCTTCACCTTCTAATTTTGGACTAAACCCAAATGGGTCAGTTGTTATATTACCTTTAAACTTATCACCTTGATTTAATACTTGTGTATCAGTTTCACCTAAAAACTTAGAACTTATATCAGATGGTATTTGGTCAGTTTCACCTAAAAAGTTAGAACTTCTGTCAGATAGGTTAGGAGTTGTTTCACCTAAGAAGTTAGAACTTATATCTGATTCATTAGGAGTTGTTTCACCTAAGAAGTTAGAAGTGTTGTCAGCTTCATTAGGAGTTGTTTCACCTAAAAAGTTAGAACTTCTGTCAGATAGGTTAGGAGTTGTTTCACCTAAAAATTGTTCTGTAAGTGTTGATTCTTTTGGTGTTGTTTCACCTAAAAAGTTTTGTGTAAATTTAAAAGTAGCAGGAGTTGTTTCACCTTTAAATATATCACCTTGAGTAGCTTCAGTAGGAGTTGTTTCACCTTTAAATATATCACCTTGAGTAGCTTCAGTAGGAGTTGTTTCACCTTTAAATATATCACCTTGAGTAGCTTCAGTAGGAGTAGTCTCTCCTTTGAACTTATCACCTTGAGTAGCTTCAGTAGGAGTAGTCTCTCCTTTGAACTTATCACCTTGTTGTACTTCAGTAGTAGTAGTTTCTCCTTTGAACTTATCACCTTGTTGTACTTCAGCAGTTTTAGTTTCACCTAAAAATCGTTCTGCCAAAGACATTGGTTTAGGGTCAGGTAGTCCAGCAAGTTTATCAATGTTACCAGATGGTAATATTTTTACATCCACTCCTACTTTTTCAGGAGTTACTTTTGGAGCTAATACTTTTTTACCTTGTACCTTATCACTTAATGGAGTTGTATTGAATGACTCTGGTTGTACTGTCTCTTTTTTATCAAGAGGTGTACTTGTTGGTTTTCTGAATTTAGATAAATCTGATTTTAAGTCTTTAAGTGCCATTATCCAACTCTCCTAGTGCTTTTTGCATTTTGTACTTTACTTATTTCGCTGATGACTTTGTTACCCATTACTATTTGAATTGGTTGAGATTGTAAATCACTTCTCAGACCTTTAATTTCAGCTAATAGTTCAGAATCACCATCACCACCACCTGCTTCAGCTTCAGAATCACCACCACCCATACCAAACGCTCCAGCAAGTCCACTAAGAGCGGGTGCTACAGCCGATAAAGCTATTAGTAATCCAATACCAGGCATAGCAGCGAGTCCAGCAAGTGCAATCATACCTAATCCAGCAGCTATACTTACTAACCCAGCCCCGACACCTAATAACATTGGTGCGACTCCACCGAGAGTTATTAATGACTCAATCATTCCACCCATGTCACTTTGACCTAATTTAGAAAATCCTTCAGAGATTGGCCCTAATGCAACTCCTAATGCTGTAAGTGCTACAGCACCTAAAATAATGAATGGTGACATAAATCCTAAACCAGCTACAGTAGTTGCTAATATACCTATACCAGTTGAGAATGAAATTATAGCTTGAGTATCCAATCCTTCTAACATTCCAAATGCAGCTGCGGCTGGGCCTAATGCTATTCCTAATACTGTAAGTGCAACAGCACCCATAATAATAAACGGAGCTAACAGTCCTAAACCAGCAGTAGCCAATGCTAATACACCAACACCTGTTGAGAATGATATTAGTACTTGTGTATCTAATCCTTCTAACATTCCAAATGCCGTAGCAGCTGGAATTATAGCTGCTCCTAATATTGCAACAGCAGCAGCACCCATGATAACAAATGGTGCAAGGAATCCTAATCCAGCAGCTGCTAATGATAATATTGTAAGTGCTCCTGCGAATGCGAACATTGAAGCTGGTTCAACCCCAGCCAAAAGACTCATAGCATACGCGGCTGGTATTAATGCTATTGCTACAATACCAAGTGCCAATGCACCCATTATTACGTTACCACTAATCATACCCATTAGAGCCAATGTAGCTCCTAATATACCAATTGACGCAGAAAATGCTATCATTGTAACTGGGTCTACGTCACCTAACATATACATAGCAGCTGCGAATGATGCTCCCATCACTGCAACTAATGCACCTAAGACAACTATACCCATTAATTTTTTACCTGGTTTTTTTCCTAATGAATCTAAACCTTCACCTAAACTTTTGAGGATACCACCCCCACCATCTCCACCACCACTTGGTGCTTCTGGCATTGGTGAATCACCACCACCTTTTGAAAATGGATTAAGATTACTTAAACCAGTACCTTTACCCTGCATTACATTCATTAGTGCGTATTGAGCTACCATCGTAGCTATCGCAGCACCACCACTCATCGCACCACTTTTAATTTCAGCAAACATAGCTTGCTGAGCTTGCTTTTTCTCTTCAAGTTGTTGAAGTTCTTTAGCATTCATGCCTGGATTTTTAGCTTGTAGGTCAGCGAAGTTTTCTTGTTTCACTATCATATCTGATAATTCGTCTGTACTCATACCATATGTAGCAGCTAGAGCATCTCTACCAGCTCTACTCATATCATGGAACTTTTCACTACTAAGGTTAGCTTCCTTCATAGCAGCTGTCATCATTTCCATACCTTTAGCTTCATCACCAAACTTCATTTCGAAGGCAGCGTCTTGAGCCATAGCAGCGGATGCTGTATATTCACCCATACCCATAGCTCTTAATTTCATTTGAGCTCTGGCTTGAGTTTCAAGGTTTACCATATTATCTGACATTTGTTCCATCATCTTCATGGAAACACCTTGTTGTTTTAATTCGGCTGTTTTTTTAGCTAAGTTAATTAATTCTTCTTTTGAAGCTCCAACTAACATACCAGCACTATCTGCCATTTCTTTGAATAAGACGTTAGCATTTACACCAGCTCCATAAGCAATAGCTTTTATTTCGCTGGTCATCTCTTTAGCATTACCATTAGCGTCTGCAAATATCTGATTTAATTTAACAGAACTAGCAGCGTCACCAGTTAGTGCCGTTAATGCAGCTACGTTTTTCTGCATATCACCTGTGATACTTTTTGTAGTACCAAAGTACTCACCTGCATCTTTTGCAGCTTGTGCTAATCCCTCTGTACCATATAGTAATCCTTCTATACTAAATGATGCGGCTAAAGTTTGAGCACCTAATCTACCAGCTTCATCAGCTGATGTACCCATGTTGACGTATAATTCTTTTGCGAGTCCAACTGTGTTGGATATTACGTTACCAAGAAATTCAGCTGCTTTTTGAGCTATTACAATTCCGGCACCTATTAACGTACCAGCTTTTATCATTTCACCCATAGTTCCTAAAGAACCATATAAGGTATCTGATACATCTTCCGTAAGTCCTTTTAATTTCTCTTCGGTATCTTTTTGTTTTTGTTTTTCTTCAAGAATAGTTTTAACATTATCTAATTGGTCTATATAATGTTGATTGATATCTTCACCCTTATCAAGTTGCTCTTTTAAGAGTTCATCAATAGTTGTGTTAATATCGTTTATTTTGGACGTTAAATCTTTTTCTTCGGCAAGGTTTTTTAATAAGTCTTCTTTTATATCCTTAGCTTGATTAGAAACAAACTTATAGGTTTGTGCGGACTTAACGATTTCATTCATTAAGTCACGTTCTCCTGCTAAGAGTTCTTTTCTTTTTTGGATATCATCAGATGCCATTGACTAACCTTTTTTATTTACCAGTACTATATGCTTTATCAAAAGCATTAGCTAATCTACGAAGTTGGTCTTTTTCTTTTTTTGTTGGAGCTCCGTTGATTGTTTTTTCAATCTTATTCTTGATATTATTTAAGTCAGTCTCAAGTGATTTTTTTAACTTATTCTTTTTACTAACGAATAAATCAAATATACCTTCAGAAATATCTAACTTAGTAAATAATTCTTTTAGTTTAGATTTTTTAATTGTTTTCATACAAATCCCTTTTGTTCATATAGTATAAATATGTAAAAACCCAACAATTACGCTGGGTCTTTACTATCTTGTTCTACTTTTTGCCTTAGCTTTCTTCATTTCCTTGTCATGTTGTGACTTTTCTTCTTCTTTAAACTCTATAATCTTCTGAATATAGAAGCTTCTAGCCCATACTGGCATATTGTAAACGTCAGTATGTGAGAATCCACCATTACCATGATAAATCAAGTCAAATATTTGAGAGTGTAAGTGTTTCCTATAATCAGACCTCAGGCCAAAAAAACCCGATACCCATAGGTAACGACATATCTCTCCCTTCTCCAGTCTCTTCCGATACGAATTCATATGTTAAATCAATATCAGGAACTACTTTTGAAATATGTGCTCGGAGTGACTTTGAATCTACTGCAAATAATTCGTTATCCACGAAATTGTTTATTACTTTTTGTTCTACTTCACCATCTACTGAAAGTATCATGTTTTTCAATCGAGTTGTTAATTGTCGTGATGTGACATCCTTTAACTTACGATTTGCTTTCTTAATCTCTTCGGTTTGGTGTTTTACTTTTCGTTCTTTGGACTCTGTCATTGCTTGGAACGTAATTTTTCGTTCTGACCTTGGTAACGTGTATTCAAATTCATTTTTATGTAATTCTATTTGGTTAGAACCATCATAATCATTATTTTCAAATTGTGTTAAATCAATTGTTTCCTTTTGTTTGTTATCACTATAAGGGTCATCGATTTCTACTACATAATCTTTACCATATCCTAAGATTCTAGCCGCAATCATAATAGCGTTCTTGTCACCTGTAACTAAATCTACATATTTAATCACGTCACCCTTACCATTACCAATTATTAATGACTGAAATAGTCTATCTAAGACTGTACCATCTTTAATGTATGATTGTGTGGTTAGGATATCTTCCTCTTTTGCTGTCATATACTTCATCTCGATTTGTCCTGAAGACAACGGATTGTCTTGAGGGTAAATTAATCCTTTAGATGGTAAGTCTATAATTTCAGTAGGGAATTTGTAATCACTAAGTTGTTTAACTTCGTGTTCTTTTTTTAACTTTTCTATCAGGTCTTTTTCATTACCTTGATATTCGTCTTGTAACTCATTACTCATAACGTATGTTCTTTTTATTTAGATTTATATAAAATTAGGCAAAATATGCCTTTTTAACCTTTCATATAGTAATATATATGTGATTCGCAATTAATTAATACAAAAAAACCCCCAATTTCTTGGAGGTTTTTATCAATTTGTATTTTATTCAATTAGAATTGAAGTATTGCGTAATCGTATGTAAGTGTTAATTCAACCGTTGCAAGGTCTTCACCAGCATAGTCCATATCTGAAAAGTTAGCTGATTGTATATAAGCTCCCTTTAACGTCCACTCTTCTACTTTATCACCAACAGGACCCAAACTATTGAATGTGATATCTTTTTTGTAGAAATCAGAGTAACCATCTCTACCTGTTACAGATTCGTGATGTAATCTTACCCATTCCATTGTTGCTTGTGCAGCAGATGGTACTACTGGGTCATATAAAGTGATTGCGAGGTCTTGCCATTCAGAGCGACCTTTCACATATCTTCTAACATTGATGTGGTCGATGGTAACTTTACCATTTTGAATTTCTGGCCTAGCAGCTGTTTTCACTAAGTACGCAGGTATTCCCTCGATATACATAATGAACCTGTTTGACATTTTAGGTTCAAAATTCGTGAACATAATTTCTGTTGGGTCTAATAATTGTGCCATTTAATTCTCCTATTGTTTCTTCTTACTAATAAATAGTCTTGTTTTAAATTTTATCCTTCAGGAAAAGCTGCGCCAGTCGGAAGTACATTGAAATCAAGTACTATGAATTCAGCAGTTTTAGCTGGTTGAATAAAAATTTCACCTTTTAATATATTTCTATCGATAACGTCTGGTGTATTGTTAGTTTCATCCATGATTACTCTAAATGCGTACAGACCTTGTCTTTGTTGTACTGATTCTAAGTATGGGTTAACTATTGCCAAGAATCTGTTTCTTGTAGCAGCCGTATTATTTTCGAATATTAAATATCTTGAAGATGAAGCGATAAATTTCTTTAAAGCGATTAATAATCTTCTTACATTAATTCTGTCAAGTGCCGATGGTTTAGCTTGAAGTGTCTTCTGACCAAATACAGTAGCACCTTGTCCAGGGAATGTAGCGATTGGGTTAATTCTGTTTTCGTAAAGAGTATCTCTTTCTGTGTGAGTTAATCTTGTTTTAACTTCTATTACGTTTGGTAATCCACCTCTGTTTAAACCTGCAGGTGCGAACCATGGTTCAGCAACTGAATCGTTAAATGCAATTACACCTGGTATTACAACACTTGGCGGTACCCAGATTGGTTTGTTCTTATCAGTATCAAGGATTTTTACCCATGGGTGATAAGTACCAACGTAGTTAGAATCGAAAGCCGTTAATGAGTTAACAACAGTAGCAATAGAATCTTGATATGCACCAGCGTCCATAACGTAGAATGCGTCTTGTCTATCTTCACACATATCTTTAGCAAATGTACTTACTGATGAGTGATATCTGTTGATAACACCTGGTGTTACTAACATATTCATATCGTATTCATCAGGATTAGATACAGCTGCGATAGCTTTTCTATAAGCAATTGTTCCATCAGCCGTAGCAGATGATAAGTCTAAACCTTGTGAGTTTCCAGCGACAATATCAGCCCCTTTGTAAACTAATCGGTTTGGAGCGAATCCATCAAATCCACCTTGGAATGGTATCATAAATTTCTTAGCGTCAATAATTGAGTTTAAAGATATAGCGGTTTCTTGTCCTACAATACCAGTTACACAATTAGACAACATAAAATCAACACCTACTGATTCAAGAGAAGAATCTGGAATTGGATTTAAGAAGTTTAAATTATCTGTGTTTGTGAAATCAAATGAGTATCCTAAGAATGCTCTCTTGTTATATTCACCACCAATAGATTGTGATACTTCGTATGTTGGATGTGGTAAATCATACCCACTATGTACTGGAGACCTTAGAGCTTTAAATCCGAAAGGTACTAATGTTGAATCAAGTGCTTGATTATCTACATCAGAATCAACTTCTACTCTAATATGAACTGAAGCGTTAGCGTAGTCACCATTTGAAGTAACTTTACCATTTGCATCAACAGTTATGTATTTGTCACCAATTACTCTCTTAATATAATTAGGAGAATTAGGGTCTAAGTTAACACCACTAAATTCTTCAACTATATTAGGTCTAACATCAGAATCTTGTACAGTTGCACCAAAAACAGAATTAGGTATTTTACCCGTATCTACTCTTCTGATTATTACAGAGAATGTTCCGTATTCAGAACCTGGTACTTCAGATGCTTGTTTGATATCTCTAATACCTACTTTAAATTCGTAGTTAGTTGGATTACCATGAGATAGTGTATGGAATTTTATTAATTTTTTAGTAACACCACTAACGTTTTGAGACGTAATCCAAGGAGTTGAAGCCTCTGAATAAGCTTTGGTGTAGTCAGTTGTAAAGTTTGATGCTTTAACTACTTCTATAACTTCGTCTTTAGCAAAAGATGCTGATTGGAAAGTAGAAAAGTTCAAGTATGTGTATAGGTATTCCGATGATTTAGGAGCGTATCCAAGAACTTTAGTAAAGTAATTTGTACTTGTTGGGTTTAAAGATGCTGTAGCAATTACAGTATATGCAGATGCTGATAATACAGGAACCGGTCCTGATGCACTTAGTGCAAGTTTAAAATCAGATGCTGATACATCAGTTAAAGAACCACTCAAGTTAGCTACAAAAGATAAATCTGTTGAACCAGTGTTGTGTGATGTTAATGTAGTTGTCGGATGGAATACAGCCGCAACTTGTCTTCCAGCTGAGCTGGATATTTCTAATACAAGTGGTTCAACTACATATCCACTCTGTCCTAATACTCTTACGATAGTTGCATTTCCTGCATCTTCTAAGTATGCTTGCGCAGTATAAGGAAGATATGAATCTTCAGTTAAGCCTCCAAACGTTTGTTGGAATTCTTGAAATGACTCTACTTTCGTTGGTACGAATGCAGGGCCTTTTATGGTTTGTCCTATAAGAGCAGCACCTATTTCACCAATACCTACTGGTAAAAATGATAAATCTTTCTCTCTTGTGAATACACCTGGACTAACAATTCTTTCAGCCATTATTTTCTCCTAATAATTAATCTTTGGGTTTACCTTTATATAAATACCTTAAAAAATTTGAAAACGAATATTTATTTGCTTGGAGTAAAGGTATTTTTTTCAATATCGTAAGTTCCCTCACCATATTTTTCCCTTAAACCGTTTCCTAATTCTGTTTCTTCAGTTCTTAAGTTATCATAATCGCCTAACAAAGTTTTCTTTTCGTCCTTTAATTGTCCGAATGTTTGTTCTAGCCTTTGTATATCAATTTCGATTTCCCCTAACCTACTTGTAACAGTCAAAACTTTTGCTTGAATGTCATAAATACGTTTTTGTTCTTCGTTTGTAAATTCTTTTACTATTTTCTCTTCCATAACATCTTTTGTTTATTTGTGTATATAAATATGTAAATATTATTCATTACCACGTTTTTTAGCATTTGAATTACCTGAAAGTGATGGTACTTCTCCAAAAGATACCTTACCAACTGAAATATGACGTTTAGTATTGTTGGTAACAGCAGCATATTCTGGTACTATGTAAGCTTTAACAGTTAAACTTATATTTGCTCTCGTAATTCGGTCTTGACCCATTTCTGATATGGTCTCAAATCCATATGATTCACCCTTTACAACAAATTTATATCTTTCACCAAATGAACGTCCTTGGAAATAAACTATTTGCTCTACTACCTTATTAACTTGTTCCATATAATCAGTCCAAACAACTACTTCATATTCTAAATTAACATAATCAGGTCTTTCTACTGATAAAAACTCTTTTTTAGGTGTCTCATCTGTTAATATTGAAAATGCATCATATCGATTAACATTAGTATATGTTCGTTCAAACATCTGATGAGCATCTTCGTTTTGAGCTACTTTTAATTTTGAAAGTTCTGTATTAACTGACAAGTTATTTCTTTTAAACATAATAACAGGTGTTTGTAACATCCCATTGTCATCTCGCATAAACCCATCACGTTGTGCACTTGCCCATTTTTCAGGAGAAGCATACATTACTGGTATTGGTAAAAATCTACCATCATCTTCTACAGTAGGTTTAACATCTTTTTCTAAAAACGTTTTAAATGCAGAATCAATATCATATATACCAACATTAACATTTTTTACTTTGTCTTTATCTCTACGAAGTTGTTTTGCTTTATTAAGCTTTGGGTCAACAGCCGTAGATGATTGTGTTTGTATAATCTGAGGTTTTGAATTATCTGTATTTCTATATTTAGTTGCCATGTTATAGTCCTATTGGTACTTTGTTATCATTTTGATTTGAATTACCAAATCGTGTATCAACTAATTTAATACTTGTTTGTCTTGAAACGTGTGCATCACATATAATAGATACATTCAACCCTTGGTCGTCACCACCATCCCAAGTCTTTGGGTTTTTTCCGGCAAAATATTGATATGAGTATGATGCGTCAATTAAATGATATTCATCATTCCATTGAATGATGTCACCAACACTTGGTACTAATTCTCTATCTACTAAACTTTGTCTAAGAAATCTAAACTGTACCTCACGACTATAAGATTGACCATAGTCATCTGATATTTGTGCTGATTGGTTTCTTTCGATTAAACATGGTACTTTTATAGGTTGGTTGTATACTTTATCTTTTCCTTCACCATATAAGTTAGATTTAGTATCGCTTACTGATACCATATAGTAATATATCTCTGTATCGATTATATCATCTATTAGCTCTTTGTTTAGTTTATTAAACAAACTCATATCTCGTTGTCCACCGAACAATGCCATAAATTACCCTATAAAAATTGGTCTTGGTACTCTATTTAAAGTCTCTTCTAAATATTCAGACTCTTCTTTTCTTGCTTCCATTAATGACCTACGAGATGTTGAATCTAACATTTCTTTTAAGTCAGTTAATAGAGTTTCTTTTTCTGCAGAAGCTTCATTTCTTAAATCTGCACCATCAAGTGTTACATCAGCTCCTGGTATTGGAATAGAACTAAATTTAGCTCTAATAGCACCTAACATTTCTTTAGCTAATGCTAATGCGTATCTAGCAATCCATTGTTTACCTGCACTATTGATATTGGCATATGTTAATCTTCCAAATGGTGCGTTTGATAAATCACTCACAACATTAGTATTAGCAATAGGTGATTTAGTTTCACTTTCAAGTGTATATTCAAAATATACTTTAGCACCAGTGTCACCTGCCGTTGGTACAGGAAATAGTTTTACTCTCTGACCATCTATATGAAATCCAAATGAAGATTTACGGATGTAATCGTTAAATTCAATAGCTTGTAATCTTAAGAGGTCATCAAACATTGGTTGCATCATAAATGATACACCAGGTGAGTAATTACCCCAACCAAAGGTTTGCATCATTTGTTGAGAACCAAGACCAGTACCTACAAATGGGTCAAAGTATCTAATAATTGCAGGTGGTGATGTATGAAATACCTTACGAAGTGTTACTCCATTAGATACTGAACCACTTTCTAAATTTACTCTAGAATCGTCACCTAAATCATAAATTTGTTGACCACCATTCATTTCGAATGAACCTGTATAAACAGTAACTCTACCACCAGAACCAGCTTCTGTACCATAATCTTTAGCTATATTAACTACACCACCTAAATTTGTAGCTATTTCTGTATCTGATAAATCTAAATCTAAAGATGAGCCTTGTATAGATAACATATTCTCTTTTGCTCTGTACTGATTTACTTGTGAAGAATATTCATTAGCTGCCTCTTCAAGACAAGTAAAAAAGTTTATATCTTGTAATTCAACATCTACGATTGGATAACCTAATCGCTTAGCACACCATTCAGCTACTTTTGGAGCATCTGATTGAAACTTAACGTCTGCATCAAAAAACCCAAAAGGAGTTGATGACCCACTTGAAAATGAACCTGAACCAGGCCAAATTGGAATATCTACTGCCATTTAATTCTCCTTGTTATACATATAAATATGGTAGAACTTATCTTTCCCTATTTTTCATAAAAGAAACTGTAATATAACGTGTTCCTTTAGTAGTAGCACGAGCTCCATGCTTATGTGTTATGTTTCCTGGATGTAAGGTAGCATAACCTATTGAATTCTTAACTAATTTTTGTTGTCTTTTAAAATAAGTACCACCACCTTCATATTCATCTAAGTCTGATAGTTGTACTAAACAAGTTAAATCAGAAGAATCATGGTGTATTGACAAATGACCTTGTGCGTCAGGTACATATTTGGCTAAGAAGTTTTCACATTGTAAATCATCCCAACCCTCTCCTTCAAGACCATATATATACACTCCCAATTGCATTACATAGTCTTTTAAAACAGCATTGTATATATCATCCATACCTATCTCAGTTAATAACATATCAGTAGTTGGATAAAATTCATGCCGTTTAAATGTCCACTTTTGCGAATGCTCAGCCTCTTCTCGAATCATTTTACAAAAATCTTCAGTAAATAATGGGAATGATAAACAATTATTAAATGGTTCATCTATAATTAAATCCCATTCCTTGGTTCTTACTGAATATGTTAAGAATTTGCTTTCCCACTCTTTTTTGTTATCCCAATAAGAATATAATTCCGGATGTAATTTATCAATATTTTCATTAGTACTTCTTACTTTAAAAGTATGTGCACCAGTTGGTATTTTAATTGAAGTATTTATCATATCAATCCACTCATTACTTCGAGTTTCCCAATTTTGTTGTCTTGCAAATTTTTCAGCTACATCTAAGTAGTCATATCCATTCTCTTCGATAAACTCATAAGTTGATAAAAACGTCGCCTCTTGAATAGTTTCAGAAGTGTCAGCTCTAACTATTGCAGCTTTTCCATTTAGTAATGATTTTAAATTACCAGTATCAGTTGAAATTATTTTAGTTCTACCCATCATCATTTCAAGGGCTGTAATACAATAAGTTTCATCATAGTTAGATGGGTACATCCAATATTCTGCCGATTTAATCTGTTTATATAAATCTGCTGGTGGTAAGTTGCCCAACCATTTTACATCTTGATAAAACATTCTATTTTTATAGTCATTATACCATTCCATAGCATATGGTGGTGATGCGACCCATAACGTTAAGTATGGGTTTATTTTTTTTAATGATGGCCATAGTTTAATTAATACTTCAAGTCCTCTATCTGAGGCTGACGTATAAACTATTTTATTTTTAAAAGTTTCTTGTTCTATTTCATCAAAATCAATAGGGTCAATAGCATTACCTAAAACAAACACTCGTTCTGGATCTAAATTATAGTCCATAATTATATTTTTTCGTTGGTGTTCGGAAACTGCTATGATTTTTGTTAATCGTGGGTCGTTTAGATAATCTTTACCACCATTTGGTAATTCTTCACCATTATACCAAGGATAAAACTCCATATTATGCATCCAAAAGTATGATTTTTCATATGTGATATTTAAATCTTCTAATAAGGGTAAATAATTGATATAATTACTTGCGATTACAACATCAAAGTAAATGTTACTCTCCAAATTAGCATATGGTATATACTTTACACCATCTGATTCAGATTCTATTACTTCACCTGTAATAGTAACATCATGTCCCATAGATTGGAACTTTTCAGCTAATTTTATACTACAATATTCTGACCCACCTATTCCATTATTTAACCAATAATCTTTATTTATGGGTTCTTTATGATACCCTGTACAAAATAGTATTTTCATATTACTCCACTATATAATTTAAAACTTCTTCTTTATTTCCATAACGTGTTCTATCCATCCATGATTGTAGTTTGTATGAACTACCATCGTCATCATTCCAATTCCAATCAAACCCACCTAACTCACTAATACGTTCGTGAATAGAAGTATCGTAGTAATCTCGAATTAATCGGGCTCTTCTGTTAATATCAACTCTATTATTGTCAACAGTAGAGTCACCATTATTATATTGTACATACAACATTTTTTTAAGATGAATAAACTTTGTTTCTAAAAATGTTTTTAGAATTAATTCATAATCATCAGCTACTGATATATTACGATTGTGTCCACCTACTTTATGATAAGTATCACGATTCCAAATACGACAATGATTAGGCATTCCAATATTAAATCTAATTGTTTTTGGATTTATATCAGGATAGTGATGGGTTAACCATGATTTACCATCAGCCTCTACCCAAGTGTGACCAGCATATGCCCATGCAAATCGATTGTCAGTATGTTGATACCAATCATCACCAATATGACCATACACTCGTGGTGAGTCGTCTTTTTCAACCTCAGTTACATCAGTATATATAAACCCAGCGTCTGGATATTGCTTACTAGCATTAAGTACGTCTTCCAAACAAGTAGAAATTAACCAATCATCATGGTCTAATTCAAATAACCACTCACCATTACACATCATAGCTGCTCTGTGTTTGGCTTCTCCTACATTTCCTGATGTAGTTGGTGTAATTCTATGTATATGTACTCTATAATCTTGACTAGCTATATCTTCTAAGTAATCCCAAGTAGTATTATCACCAATTGGTGAATCATCTACAACTACCCATTCCCAATTTTCATAGGTTTGGTTAACTAAACTCTCGTATGTTCTAAATATTCGTTCGTTAGTTTTATATGTTGGTGTAAAGATTGATAGTATGGGATTATCCACATCTCTGTAAATATTATTTATATTACATGACCAAAATGTAGACTGACATACTACATCATTAGCTAAAACATTGTCAGATGGAGCAGTATCATATGATATTATCTTACTTGATACCATAGTGTGGTGGTCAAGTTTTAAAATATCAGTTTGATGAGTATAATCACCAATAGTCATAACTATATCGGGATTATGTTCTGCTAAATGTTTTTTAAATCCATCTGAAGACTCATATGAATATAAAATTACACTTTCTTGTAAGTCTTCTTCGAAATAAATGTCAGATTTAAGTGATATTTTTCCAAATCTATTCCATCCATATATTAACGCTGTAGGTAATTTTGTTTTCATACATTATTATCTATAAGGTTCACCACCTACCCATAATACAAATGATTTTCTAATACCTTTTGAGACAGGGGTAACTCTATGTAAATAAAAAGATGGAAATATCACAGCAGCTCCTTGAACTCGTGGTGCTGTTAATTGTCTACCTATATTAAATTGTAAATCACCATTATCATATTCAGAAGGGTCTGATAATTGTACTGTTACTGAGATTTTACGTTGATTTTGGATTTCTGTTCCACAATCCATGTGCCAATTGTAACCACCTTCTTGAGTTCCGTAATATTCTGTATATTGGATTTGCTCATTCATGGTAGATAGGTCAAACTTCCACATTTCATTATTAGCTTGAATAATCATATCATGAAGTTTAGAATAAACCCATCTCCATTGTTTATTTTGTGGACACCATTTTATTCGTGATTTTCTATATTCAGATATTTTTGATTCGTCACCTTCACCAGTTACAGCATCTTGAAATGGTAATTCTTTGGTCATTGACTCTATAATTGTAAGTTCTTCTTTTGAAAACCCATTTTTGAACCAATAATAATCTGTATAGTTTACGTCATCTCGGGAAGACGACCTATTAAATCCGTATTTTTCTAACATAACTAATTATTTGATTTATATATAAATATTAAAATGTTTTTAATAAAAACTACCAGAATGGAATGTTCTTACAATATATACTGCATCACCACTTGACCACCCATTAGGTTTGAACATAAGTTTTTGTCCAACTACATCAAAATAACCACCACCACTTATTACATTACCCTTTTCACCAAGAGTTCCTTTAGTTCCAGTAAGTCCCTTGTTTCCAGTAGCAGCTGTTGCGCCTGTTACACCTTTAGCACCTTGAGCTCCTTGGTCTCCACTTAAACCATTTGCACCTGCAGCACCAGTATTTCCTTTTATACCCTTTGTACCTTTTGAACCTTGAGCGCCTGTATCTCCCGTCGCACCTGTACTACCTTTTACACCTTTTGTACCTTGAGCACCTTGAGCGCCTGTATTACCAGCATCACCTGTATTACCTTTTGTTCCTGTAGCTCCCTTAGCACCTTGAGCTCCTAAGTTTCCAGCATTACCCTTTTCACCTTGATTTCCACTAGCACCCTTTTCACCTTGAGGGCCTGTATCTCCTGCTGAACCAGTGTTACCTTTTATACCCTTTGTACCTTTTGAACCTTGAGCACCTTGATTACCAGCATCACCTGTGTTACCTTTTATACCTTTTGAACCTTTTGAACCTTGAGCACCTTGATTACCATCGTTACCTGTGTTACCTTTTATACCCTTTGTACCTTTTGAACCTTGAGCACCTTCGTTTCCAGCAGCACCAATATTTCCTTTTATACCTTTTGTACCCTTTGAACCTTGAGCACCTTCGTTTCCAGCAGCACCAGTATTTCCTTTTATACCTTTTGTACCTTTTGAACCTTGAGCGCCTGTATTACCATCGTTACCTGTGTTACCCTTTATACCCTTTGTACCCTTACTACCTTGAGCACCTTGATTACCATCGTTACCTGTGTTACCTTTTATACCCTTAGCACCTTTAGCACCTTGAGCACCTGTATTACCATCATTACCAACTGACCCTGTATTACCAGTATTTCCTTTTGAACCTTGAGCTCCTTCATTACCAATATCACCAGTATTTCCTTTACTACCCGTAGCACCACCACCACCTTGAGGGCCTGTATTTCCTGCTGCACCTGTGTTACCAACAGCACCAGTTGCACCACCACCGCCTTGAGGGCCTGTATTACCACTAGCTCCTTGTAGACCTGTTGAACCTTGTGCACCTTGAGGGCCTGTATTTCCAGCTGCCCCTGTATTTCCTTTATCACCCTTAGCACCTTGTCCACCTTGAGGCCCTGTATTTCCTGCAGCACCTGTTGAACCTAAATTACCCTTATTTCCTAAAGAACCTTTATTTCCAGCTGAACCTGTGTTTCCTTTATCACCTTTAACACCTTGAGCACCTTGAGGGCCTGTATTTCCAGCTGCCCCAGTATTTCCTTTGTCACCTTTAGCACCCTGCCCACCTTGAGGACCTGTGTTTCCAGCAGAACCAGTATTTCCTTGGTTACCTTTATTTCCTAAAGAACCTTTATTTCCAGCTGACCCAGTATTTCCTTTATCACCTTTAGCACCTTGTCCACCTTGAGGGCCTGTGTTTCCAGCTGAACCTGTATTTCCTTTTAACCCTTTTGTACCCTTTGAACCTTGAGCGCCTGTATTACCACTAGCACCAGTATTTCCTTTATTACCTTTAGCACCTTGTCCACCTTGAGGGCCTGTGTTTCCAGCAGCTCCACCCGAACCAGTATTTCCTTGGTTACCTTTTGAACCTTGTGCGCCTTGGTTTCCAGCATTACCTGTGTTTCCTTTTGGGCCTTTAGCACCTTGTCCACCTTGAGGGCCTGTGTTTCCAGCTGACCCAATATTTCCTTTATCACCTTTAGCACCTTGTCCACCTTGAGGGCCTGTGTTTCCAGCTGAACCTGTATTTCCTTTATCACCTTTAGCACCTTGTCCACCTTGAGGGCCTGTGTTACCAGCCGCACCTGTCGAACCTACGTTACCCTTATTTCCTAAAGAACCTTTATTTCCAGCATTACCTGTATTTCCTTTTGGGCCTTTAGCACCTTGAGCACCTGTTGAACCTTTATTTCCAGCATTACCTGTATTTCCTTTATCACCTTTAGCACCCTGCCCACCTTGAGGACCTGTGTTTCCAGCATTACCTGTGTTTCCTTTATCGCCTTTAGCACCTTGAGCACCTGTTGAACCTTGATTACCAGCTGCCCCAGTATTTCCTTTATCGCCTTTAGCACCTTGAGCACCTGTTGAACCTTGATTACCAGCTGCCCCAGTATTTCCTTTATCGCCTTTAGCACCTTGAGCTCCTGTTGAACCTTGATTACCAGCTGCCCCAGTATTTCCTTTATCACCTTTAGCACCTTGAGCACCTGTTGAACCTTGGTTTCCAGCATTACCTGTGTTTCCTTTTGGGCCTTTAGCACCTTGAGCACCTGTTGAACCTTTATTTCCAGCATTACCTGTATTTCCTTTTGGGCCTTTAGCACCTTGTCCACCTTGAGGGCCTGTATCTCCTGCTGAACCTGTATTTCCTTTATCACCTTTAGCACCTTGAGCACCTGTTGAACCTTGGTCACCAGCTGCCCCAGTAGGACCTGTATTTCCTGTATTTCCTTTAGCACCCGTTGCACCTTTAGCCCCAGCATGACCTGTGTTTCCTTTAGGACTTGCTCCTTGTGCACCTGTTGAACCTTTAGCCCCAGCATGACCTTTAGGGCCGGTTGGATTTGCCCCTTGAGCACCTTGAGGGCCTGTAGCCCCAGCATGACCTTTAGCTCCTTGAGGACTTGCCCCTTGAGCACCTTGAGGGCCTGTAGCCCCAGCATGACCTTTAGCTCCTTGAGGACTTGCCCCTTGAGCACCTTGAGGGCCTGTAGCCCCAGCATGACCTTTAGGGCCGGTTGGATTTGCCCCTTGAGCACCTTGAGGGCCTGTAGCCCCAGCATGACCTTTAGCTCCTTGAGGATTTGCCCCTTGAGCACCTTGAGGGCCTGTGTTTCCAGCATGACCTTTGTTTCCTTTAGGACTTGCCCCTTGAGCACCTTGAGGGCCTGTATCTCCAGCATGACCTTTGTTTCCTTTAGGACTTGCCCCTTGAGCACCTTGAGGGCCTGTGTTTCCAGCATGACCTTTGTTTCCTTTAGGACTTGCCCCTTGTGCACCTTGAAGGCCTGTGTTTCCAGCATGACCTTTAGCACCTTGATTACCTGTCGACCCAGTCTCACCTATATGACCTTTAGCTCCAGCAGCTCCAGTAGCTCCTTGAGAGCCTGTAGCTCCTGCCGCGGCCTCATGACCTCTTTTACCTTTAGTACCTTTAGCACCTGTTGCACCTTTTGGGCCTTGTGGGCCTGACCCACCACCTGAACCTGAACTACCTGTGGCACCACCTGCACCTTTTTGTCCTTTAGCACCTTGTGGGCCGGTTGAAGAGTCTGAATCTTCACATGCGTTACATGAAGCAAATGAACTACCAACAGTTGGGCCTGCTAATCCGAATTCAGTTTCCCCTATTACTTCCCAACAACCAGACTGGCCATTAATGAATGTGACTACAATACCAGGATCTAGTGTTGATTGCATATTGTAAAAAAGGGAACTTCCACCTTCACAAGATTCGAACTCTGTTGGGAAACCTTCATCTTCACCAAATCTGTTTCGTACTACAAAATTATTTGATAAATATAAATCACTTGGTTCTATATCAAACCATACAAGAGCGTCTTTTTCATTTTCAAGATAAGCTCCAGTGATTGGTACATATTCAAATGTATTTGTGGTATGGTCGTAATGTACTAAGTGATGTGTATCTGGATTTACATCAGTAACTTTTTCAAAATAAGAATTATACCAAATTTCCCCTTGAGAATTTTCTAATTGTTTATCAGCAACCAAGATACCTTGGTCTTCTCCAACAGAAAGATTACCTCTATCTGTCTCTAATGTGTATATATAATAACCCGCACAACTTGAAACGTCATCGTGTTTTCCAATTCTATTAACTACTTGGTTTTCTACTGCAGTAAGGAACGATGTATCTTGTGAACTACCACTCCAATCAAATGGAGTGTTATCTCTATCTGACGTTTGAGTAATACCACTAATATTAACACCAACAATTGTTGAGCCACTATTAAAGGTTTGAGCTTGTGATTGTGCTCCTGATAATGATGTTAAAATCTGTGACGAGTGTAATATTGCCATCGTAACTCCTAATTAATTATATTGAACCACTTGTATACATTAGAACGACACCTTTAAAACTACCACTTGTAAATGTTAGTAAGTTATCACTCGTTGAGAATTCGAATCCACCACTTGCTAAATTAGCTATGGTTGTACCCAAGGCAGATTCACCTTTTTGTCCTTTAATACCACCAGCTCCTTGAGAACCTTGTACACTTAAACCTTGTGCACCTTGAGGACCTGTTGCCCCAGTAGCACCTTTAGCACCTTGAGGACTTGCCCCTTGAGCACCTTGGTCACCTTTAGCTCCATCAGCTCCAGTAGCTCCTTGAGGACTTGAACCTTGAGCACCTGTATCACCTTTAGCCCCAATATTACCTGTAGCACCTTGAGGACTTGCCCCTTGAGCACCTGTATCACCTTTAGCTCCACCAGCACCTGTAGCTCCTTGAGGACTTGCCCCTTGAGCACCTTGATTACCCTGTGCACCTCTAGCTCCTTTATCACCTTGTGGTGAAGAACCTTGAGCACCTTGGTCACCCTTAGCTCCAGCAGCACCTGTAGCTCCTTGAGGACTTGCCCCTTGAGCACCTGTATCACCTTTAGCTCCACCAGCACCTGTAGCTCCTTGAGGACTTGCCCCTTGAGCACCTTGGTCACCTTTAGCACCACCAGCTCCAGTAGCTCCTTGAGGACTTGCCCCTTGAGCACCTTGATTACCTTGAGCACCTTGGTCACCCTTATCACCTTGTGGTGAAGAACCTTGAGCACCTTGGTCACCTTTAGCACCAGTAGCTCCCTTAGCTCCTTGAGGACTTGCCCCTTGAGCACCTTGATTACCTTGTGCCCCAGTAGCTCCCTTAGCACCTTGAGGACTTGCCCCTTGAGCACCTTGAGGGCCTGTATTACCTTTAGCTCCTTGAGGACTTGCCCCTTGAGCACCTGTGTCACCTTTTGTTCCCGTAGCACCTTTAGCACCTTGAGGACTTGAACCTTGAGCACCTTGTGGGCCTTGAGCTCCAGTAGCTCCTTGAGGACTTGCCCCTTGAGCACCTGTATCACCTTTTGTTCCTGTAGCACCTTTAGCACCTTGAGGACTTGAACCTTGAGCACCCGTATCACCTTTAGTACCAGTAGCTCCCTTAGCACCTTGAGGACTTGCCCCTTGAGCACCTTGTGGGCCTTGAGCTCCCGTAGCACCTTGTGGTGAAGAACCTTGAGCACCTGTATCACCTTTTGCGCCAGTAGCACCTTTAGCACCTTGAGGACTTGAACCTTGAGCACCTTGGTCACCTTTAGCTCCACCTGCTCCTTGGTCACCTTGGGGTGAGGCACCTTGAGCACCTTGGTCACCTTTTACACCTGTAGCACCTTTTGAACCTTGAGGACTTGAACCTTGAGCACCTTGTGGGCCTTGAGCACCAACAGCACCTGTAGCACCTTGAGGACTTGAACCTTGAGCACCTGTATCACCTTTTGTTCCTGTAGCTCCCTTAGCACCTTGAGGACTTGAACCTTGAGCACCTGTATCACCTTTTGTTCCTGTAGCACCTTTAGCACCTTGAGGACTTGAACCTTGAGCACCCGTATCACCTTTAGTACCAGTAGCACCTTTAGCACCTTGAGGACTTGAACCTTGAGCACCTTGTGGGCCTTGAGCTCCCGTAGCCCCTTGAGGACTTGAACCTTGAGCACCTGTATCACCTTTTGTTCCTGTAGCTCCCTTAGCACCTTGAGGACTTGAACCTTGAGCACCTGTATCACCTTTT